ACTGGATCTGCATGGACTCCTCGGGACCCATAAAGATCTTCCGCCCGTCGATGTGGGAGGAGAAATGGACCCCCTCCTCCTTGATCTTCCGCAGGGAGGCCAGGGAGAACACCTGGAAGCCGCCGCTGTCGGTGAGCATGGGGCCGTCCCAATCCATGAACTTGTGAAGGCCTCCCAGCTCCTTGACCACCTTGTCGCCGGGGCGCAGGTGGAGATGGTAGGTATTGGACAGCTCGATCTGACAGCCGATGTCCTTCAAATCGTGGGCGGACACCGCCCCCTTGATGGCCCCCTGGGTGCCCACGTTCATAAACACCGGGGTCTGGGCCGTGCCGTGAGGGCAGGTAAACACGCCCCGGCGGGCGCGGCCCTCCTGCTTGATCACTTCAAACACAAAAAAACTCCTTTATTATGAGATAAACATGGCGTCCCGTATGTTCACGGGAGACCAGATTTCCGCTCTGGTAACACTTTTTTCAAAACTTCGGAAAACGGGCACCAGTGGGAAGATCCGGCCACGTTCGCCGCTCTTTCGTGGGATATTGTATCAGGAATTTACCGGCATGGCAAGCCCGTAAACTCGCTTATTCGGGCTCTTTTCTGCTCGGGGGTGTATGGGTATAGGCAAAAAGAGGAGGCCCCATAGGGCCTCCCTGGTCGCTGTATTGCCTCTATTTTGGGGAACACTCCGGGCACAGAACCTTGTCGCCTTTGAGCATTTCATCAAATGCCTTGGTTCCGATCCTGCTGACAAAACATCTCGTGCAGAAGTGACGTCCGCACTTCTCGCACTCCCACATATCCCCGTGGTCCTCATCATGGCCGTCCCACGCCGACTCATGCCCGCACCAGTCGCAGGAATAGGAGCCGCTGCTCATCGAATACACCACGGCACCTCCTATCGCCGAATGTCGTAGCGGATCTCCGGCAGCCACTCATACCGCCGCTCGAACGGGATGAAGTCTTGGCTGTCGCCGCAGATGAGCTTCATTGCAGCGTCCATCTTTACCCTGGCGTAGTCCGCCTCTGCCTTCTTTGTGAGGGCGTCGAAGTACAGGTCGTACTTCTTGCCCCAGGCGTCCAGTATCTTCTTCAGGCGCTTATAGCCGAACACGTCCTTGCCCATTACCTCCGGGTCGTTCAGGGTCAGGATGAGCGTGTCGGTCATGTACTGCTGATAGGTCTGCCGGATGGCGTCGTGGAGCACAGTGTCCCGGACCTTCCGGCGTTCAAGGTAGCCGTTCTTTCCCACTTCTCGTCGCCTCCAAACATTTTTCGCACTTCTGGTACTCCCCAGGGAGCCATTCATCGAACAGGGTGCACTTCGGGACCCGGCGCTCGACCGGCGCCTTTCTTCCGTGGGTACGGTCCCGGTGCGTGTGATACCGGCAGACATCGTTCCCCCAGTAGTCCCCAGGGTATAGGCACTTCTGCTCCATGCCCTTCTCGCACGGGACCTCATGCTCAACTAATATTTTCATAGCCGTGCCTCCCTACACCAGCCAGGAGCACATGAAGTCGTCGAAGCTGTCGAAGGAGCTCCAGTATGCGTTGTCCTCTTCTTCGACCGAGACCACTTCCCACACCTTCAGAAGGGTAAGGTCATAGTCTCTGGTGTCCACATCAAGCCTGTTATGCAGGCAGTACGCCGTCCACAGACTTCTGAGTTGGTCGCAACAGGTTTCTGTGTCAAAACAGCTTTCCGTTGCGAACGCAAGCAGGTAATCGAGCTCTATCCGACGGCTGTTTCCTTTCAACTCAAAAATCGCCATATCCAAGGCTTCAATACGCTTTCGTGCATTTTGAGGCCCCTTCAGATCTCCATGCGTGAAGAACACGCTCGGATTGTCCCTCATAATTTCGTTCTGCCGCTTACTTTCCGCAAGGATGGTGACGGCTTCTTCACGGGTTATCACTTCTTATCCCCTCCAATTTTATAGGTCTTACCTTTCTGCTTGCCAGTCCCCTTCTTATACTCAGCTACCCAAACCACCTTCCCGCTTTTGTAGTGGCGGTAGTGACCTCGGACGGTGAAGATGCCCCGGGGACTCGCATGGGACCCCCTGGGAACCGCTGAGAGCGCCCCGTTGATGCTGCGGAGTATGTAAGTAGTCCGCTTGCTTTTCCTCTTTGTGGGGCGCTTAGACGGGCTTGACTTCGGCTTGGGGACAGGAGCCTCTCGGGGTTCCGGCTCCCGGCGGCCGTAGGCCATCAGCGCCATGACGGAGCAGTAGACCGTGAGGACCGCTTGCAGGTCATCTCTGCCCACCTTCATGCGGTTCCTGGTGGATGCCCACATTCCGTCTGCCCGGCGGATGAACCTGCAGTTCCCGAGCTGCTCACCGGACTGGCTGAGGTGGAGGCGGAGTTGGTCGCCATCACGGACTCCCTTGATGTGGTAGCCATTGTGCGGCATGACGATCTCCACCGCCTTCAGTGGGACCGGGTGACTCCTGACCTCATCCTGATGCTGGTCTCGCCACTTCAGCAGGTCCTTGATGTCCTGAGCGGACAGCTCCACCTTGTCCATATCAGGCGACCTTCTTAACGCAGAGGCGCCACTCCGGGCCATAGGCCATGCGGTACTCCGCCAACAAGCGGTCGGCCTCCTGCTTCGTGTCGGCCTCGTCGATGGTCTCCCAGGGCTCCCCCGGGTACTTCCCACGGATCTCGTACATTCCACTCACCTCCATCAGTAGTAAACCGGGTCTTTGCCCCGCTCCACGTTCTCGCCACGGAAACAGTGACCGCAATACTGCCAGATGCTATGCGGCCACTCACCACCCACACGCTTGAAGGTGGTATAGGTGGCCCGGAACTCCCCGGTCTCCGGGTCCTCCCGGTGGGAATACGGCTCTCCCATCTGGGAGCACCGGCTGGTCATACACGCCGGGGGCAGACAGTCCATGGCGTTGTCCACTACGGCCTGTTCCACATAGTCCCCGACCTTCACCGTCTGGTAGCTGAAGTTCTCCTCGGTCCAGACTTCCTTGCCTTCGTACATCATCACTCGTCCCTCCCCATAATGCGCTGGTGTGCCATGCAGATACCCCGGTTCAGGCGGGGGTCATCAACGACCTCCTGCGCCGTGAAGCCGAGGGCTTCCAGGGCCTCACTAGTGTCCCCGGTGTAGCCGTACTCATGGTTGTCGAGCTCACACAGGAACATATCGAAGATGAAGCCCTCTCCGGTCTCGTCGGCTGCGATTGCCTCCTTCAGCTCACGCTCATGTCGGTCGAAGGTCTCGTGCATAAGGGAGCGGTCCTTCTTCTGGATGAAGCCGCCGGCACCGATGCTGACAATCTTGTCCAGGTCCTTCTCGGGGTCCAGGCCCCAGCCCTTCATCATCTCATCGAACTGGCGATTGCTGAAGGCGAAGCCCAGGGGCAGGGCGTTGACCTCGCTCTGCTGGCGGTCTCTCAGCTCTTTGTACTTGTTCATCGTTAAAGCCATCCTTTCTCAAATCGAAGCGCAGAACTCGCCCAGCTTCATCCACAGGGCGAAGGTTTGTACTGTCATCCGCACCGTATCCGGGACTCCGGTGGTCAGCAGCCAGCGGTGGGACTGGTTGAACAGTCGGGTGGCCGCCGTCCGTTCCTGCTCCGTGAACTCTTCCAGCCAGCGGCGCCGACGGCGGCCGGTTTCCCAGTGAGCGCCGAAGCGGGTCATGCAGACCAGCGCATAGGGAATACGGGCGTTGACTTCCTCACTGGTCAGCACCAGGTAAGTCTCACATCTTGCCACAATCAAAGCCTCCTCAATCTCCGATGCTGAAGTAGTTCGAGTAGACCGTATCGTCTTCCTCGCAGTAGTAGTAGGTGCGGTCACCGTAGGCTTCCTGGTCGTAGAAGAGGAACACCAGCTTCTTTCCTGACTGTTCTGCTTCAAACGCAGAGTTTAGGGAATACGAGGTTTTATGCTCCCCTAAAAATTGACGGAGGGCTTCCCGGTTGGGAAGCCCATCCTTCGGGATGACGATGTTCATGGTCACCCCTCCTTCTCGACCATCAGGTCATACAGCTTGGCCTTCAGCTCCATGATGGTCATGTTGTTTTCATGGCGGAAGGACTCCAGACAGGCGACCTTTGCTTTCAGTTCGCAGACCTGGCCTCTTTCATCCAAAACTGCACTATGCTCATGCTCCAGGGCTTTCTTGGTCGTGGAGTGTTCAGACATCTCGGCCTTCAGCTTCGCCCGGAGCTCCATGACTTCTTCGTGCTCCGGGTTGGTGTGCTGGTTCCAGAACCGGGTGGCGTCCTCCCAATGCCAGATGCGAAACAGGATGGAGTAGAAGGTATTCTGGGTTGCGGGGCGGTTACTGCTCATGCTCCCCTTCGGGTCCGGCTCACCGTTCCTGTTGTTCCGGCCGATGTCGTTCGCCAGGGCTACTAGATCCTCAATCGGAGCATTTCCGAAGATGTCCTGGACTCGGCAGATGTCTTCTTGCGCCAGGCTCAGGCCGTGGACCCGAACCTCAGCCACCAGCTCGGCGGCCGTCTTGATGCTGTCGTACTTACTCATGGGTTGCCTCCTTACACCGTTTCAACATCGACACTGGAGATGATGATTGTGTTCTCGGTCCCGCCGATATGGAGGATGAGCTGAACGTCCTCTTCGTCCTCCTCATATCCGACTACCACATACTCCCGGTTGGCTTCCAGGACTTCCAGGCCCAGGTCTTCCAGAGCTTCAACAAGCTCTTCCATTCTGCTGAACCATCCGAGGTTTTCGACTTGCTCTTTCATTGCACATACTCCTTCAAAAACTGACCATCCTGGATAAGTTTCTTACTGTATCTTCATTCTAACTTACCGACTCGGTAATGTCAAGTCAAAAAAGAAAAATATCGAAAGTTTTTCGCTTTGTCATCAAAACGCTTTATTCTCGGTACTTTTAGGCCAGTTTCTGACTGAGGGGGCTCATTGCGGAGGCTTACCAATAAGGGAAGCTGCTGCTCACTTCATTTCGACATCATGGGATGCGCTGTAACGGGCCCAGAACTTCTTAGCGGCGCTTTTGCTTATCGGGGATATGCAGTTATAGCCGCCCTCCCAAAGCTGGTAGTAGGCCAGGAAATAGGCGCCTGACGGGTCTTTGAAGAGCTCCATATAGAGCTTGTCGTCCGGGGTCTCTTTGCTGGTGCAGAGGGACTCCGCCTTGCTGGTGTCATAGGTGACGCCGCCTACCATCTGTACCACCCTTGGGCTACCGCTGTTTCCCAGATCCGGGGGCTCGGAGCCGGTGCTGCTGACCATCTTCACGGAGTAGCCCACGAAGCCCAGGGCCTTGTTCAGCTCGTCGAAGGTCAGGGTGCCGTTCTTCAGGCGGCTGCTCAGGTTCTGGGGGCTCCAGCCCATGTACTCAGCCAGCTCCTTCTGGGTCTTGCCTGCCCCGGCCAGGGCGGAGCGTACCATCTCAGATGCCGTCATCAGTAATCATCCCTCCCAACACCGCCACGGCCACCAGGTTCTTCAGCACCTTCTCCATGGCCTCGACACGCTTATCATCCTGCTGCGCCATAGCGGATTTGGCCTTTGACGCAAGCATGGAAACGTCGCCACGGAGACTGACCAGTCTGGAATAGTCATCGCTGGCGGAAGCTGCCATCCTCATGGCCGATGCCAGGTCCTCCGCATTTCTGCGCTCACGGTCATACCGGGAGATGCCCGTTTCCTGGTAGTTCATATAGGCCCGGCCTGCTTTGGCCTCATATCTTTCAGCCAGGGCCTCCAGCTCTGCCTTACTCAGCATCGTCTTCATCCTCCTCGGACCAGTCATACTCTTCTTCCAGCCACTCATCGAAGCCCATGGGGGCAGCGCCGTAGCACTCTGCGGCGGAATGGTCATCGGCCCAATCGTTCAGGTAGGCGATGTAGGCATCCCACCGCTTTTCCTTCATGACGTTCTCGTCAGGAGTGTCCTGGGGCTCTTCATCCTGCCAAGAGACCGAGAGGCAAGAGCTGAAGGTCAAAACGGGGCGGACGCCGTAAAAGTTGTTGGCGCTCCAGAGGCCGTAGACGCCGTCGGAGTACACGTGCCACACGCGGTTGGCGTAGTTGGTGCTCGGGGAGCGGAGCCACCGAGTCCAGACCGGCGTTGCCAGCCACCACCAGCCCTCCACCTTCGGGATGATTTCCTTGTACTTGCCGTACTGCTCCAGGGTCAGCAGGGCCACGGTGCAGTCGAGGTAGCCATAGACCCGGGTGCCATCGGTTGCCTTCAGGTCGATGTGCTGGACCAGGCAGTCGCCATCCTTCATGCCTCTGGACTTCAGGAGTTCTGTGTACTCGGCCAGGGAGTCTCGCATATCGGCCTGGGCCAGATTGTTATTGCCGTTCCGGTCAAAGGCCGCCTTCTTCCAGATGTCCTTGCGGATGGACAGGACGCCGCCGTCCACATGGTCCAGCACCACATACTCTTCACCGAATACAGTGAAGATCTCCCCGCAGGGGACTTTTCTCAGCTCAATGTTCTTCATTCCAAAACGCCTTCCTTTCTTCAACGGTGGCCCCCGACGGGAGCCCACGCTTGCGCCGGTTCTTCTTCCAGCCGGCATACACCTTCATGTCACGCTCGTCGATGCTATAACCGCAGCCGCCGGTGGTGCGGTCGTGGATGAGGAGCGGCCGGGGGTAGCCGGGCCGACGGGCCCGGAGCACCTCGTAGGCCCCCACCGGGGACTCCAGCTTCCAGCCACTCCGCAGCAGGTACGCTTCCAAATCCGGGAGCATACCGTGCTCAACGGTGGTTCTGTTCTTCATGCTCACCCCTCGCCGTCGTCGAAGTAGTCTCTGACGAAATTTCCGCACCCGAGCTCTTCCAGCTCCTCACGGGTGAAGATGCCTGCCAAGACATCAATTATCTCGGAGTCGTCACGGCAGCTCTGTTGCCCCAGCTCGATGTAGGCCGCAACAAGCCTCTTGGCCTTTTCTGGACTCACTTTTCATCGCCGCCCTTCTTCGGGATAGCGATGAACCGACAGTGGTCGGAAGCGCAGTTCCCCACGAACCGCAGGGCAATCAGGGCCAGCGTTGCATCGGCCATAAATTCCTCTGCGTCCTCCTTGCCCTGACCCTCGAAGTTCTGAAGCTCGAACATACGAGCAATCATAGGAAAAACTCTTCCAAGGTTGTCCGCCGCCTCCAGCCACCGCTCTGGTGGAAGTGTCTGTCCTACCTTGATGCCGATTATTTCTGACATGGTTAAAATCTCCTTTCATAACTATTCCGATAAAAACCACACGGTTTCAGGCTTCAGAAAATCTCCGCACACGATATTCCGTTCCAAAATGTCTTCCGTTCCAGGGAGCAACTCCAGCAGCCTTTCCCGGGCCTCCTGCACATTGTCTGGCAAGATGTCGATGCCAAATATTGTGTTGGCTGCCTCCTCCGGGGTCATGCCTATCTGGAGCTTACGTCTTGCAATTTCCACCAGGAAATTACCGTTCCCGCAGGCCGGCTCCAGAACATTGCCGCTCCAGTCCGGAATCAAATCACACATGGCCTTTACTTCACGTTCCGCTGTAAATACTTCTCCATGGTCTTTGACCCTTTTCTTGCTCTTAATCTGGCTTCCGTATCTGGGAGGGCGGGCGGCAGGCCCAGGGTTATCAATCATGTCAAAGAAGCTAATCTGCTCAAACATCGTGGTCGTTACCTTCCAAAAAACCGCCGACGGCCCACCAGTCTCCATTTGCTTTGACCAGCAGCACGTCCCCGCCGCCAGCCTTTAGATCCGCCCCGCAGTATGGGCAGGTCTCGACGTGTTTCCCGGCAGGGTTCCAGAAGTCGTTCATCACCCAATATTCTGCGGGTTGGACTGCGTTCAGCCAGATGTACCGGGTGGGCGGGATGCCCTTGCACCAGTGGAGAGCTCGGTCCCACAGGAGGCCGTACCCTTCGTTCAGCATGGATAGGACCTTATCCCGCTGCGGATCTCCGGCCGACACCAGTGTCTCCGGCGGAAGGGACTTCCACGTCTGGAACATCCGCTTCAGCTCCAGCTCCAGGAGGCGGTCAGCTTCTGCCGCAAAGAGGTCAATCTGCTCCGTCATCGCCGCCCTCCAAATAGTCGTAGTCGATGCAGCCGTCAGTGTCGTTGATGCGTGGCTTTCGCTCATGCACCATGGCAAAACGGCACTCCCCCTGGTGGTTGTACTGGCAGGAGGATGACTCGCACTCGAAGCAGAGCTGCTTCAGGTACAGGAGCTTCGCCGTCTCCGGCGTCCGGTCGAAGCCAGCGTTATACAGCAGGTAGGCAACGCCCTTGCTGTGCCGCCGGTCGAACCAGTGCCATATCTCCTCCCGGTGGACACCGGGGCCCCACCCCATGAACTGCTCCTCGATGCACTCCGTCTCCGGGTCCATTGGGATGTCTCCGAACTGGCGCCACAGCTCCTCCAGCTCTTCATCTCGGTCCCGCAGGGTCTCGATGTCCTGGAGGCCGTCCATCACCGTGCAGTAATCGTTGTACGGGATGGTGCGGTGGAGCTCGTTCATGGTGTCGATGGCCTGGCGTTTTACATCATTCATCCGTAAACCACCTCCCCGAACAGGGCATACTGGACGATTTCATCGGCGCACCCGGCGTCGATATTGCAGCAGTCTACCTCGTGGCCCTGGACGGCCCCATACTGGTCTCCGCCGTTCTCCAACCAGAGCTTGAAGCCTTTCAGGAACTTCTCCAGGTCCAGCTTTCGGTAGGCGTCTTCATCCGTGTCGTGGAGCAGGAGCGTACCGCCTCTGGAAATCTGGTCACTGGCATACTTCCCAAGGTATTCGCCGCCCTCCACAGCGGCTTCGTCGCACCAGTAATTGATACCGCCCTCCAGGGCCGCCACCATGATGTCGTCAATGTCCTGCTGGGTCAGCTCCACACGGATCTCCACCTTGACCTCAAACTTTTTCATGCAGATGCCTCCTCTCCTTTGATGAGCCCGCTGGTCCAGGCCCCGGTGCGTGTGCCGATGCTGGGCAGCCGATCCAGCAGGCACTTCTTCATGCCATCCAGATACCGCTGGTAGTGTCTGGCCTGGAGACCGCTCAGGCGGTCGTCATATGGGTCCTCCTTCTGGATGAGCTCCACGGCCACGGACCACTGGTTGTCCTGCACGGCGATGTAGAACAGGCCGCTCTCCATAATGACCCGCCGGTCGAGGTCTCCGTAGGAGCCGTCTCTAATCCACTGGTCTCCCTGCACTCTGGAAAAGCTGGGGAACATCCGGCCGAAGCTGTCCATAAAGCACTCCAGGATGTCGTCTTCCTCCTCCCCGGTGCCCCAATCGTCATACAGCCAGTCGCCGCCGGTCAGCTCACCATAGTCCAGCTCTCCCATCAGCCGGGTCTCCGGCTCATCAGAAAACGGGTCGTCCCGTCGGTACACATGGATGTGGTCATTGTCGATATAGTACAGGCCCTCATACGGGCCGTTCACACAGACATTTCCTCTTCCCATGATAGCCTCCTATCTACCATACCGAAATCCAGTCGGGAGACTGCTCCATCTCCTCGACCTGCTTCTCTTTGGCGTCGAAGTCGAACTGCTCCTCCTCGGTAACGAACTCCGGGCAGTCCAGGTCCAGCACCTCCACGCTCACGTCGGAGCTGGTGGAGAAGACCTGCCGGACCATGCCGCCCTTCACCACGACCATCACGTCCACCGCTACTCCTCCCCTCTCAGCCACCGGAGGCAGCCTTCCTTGTCGGCGAACTCCTCGGTCCAGGCGTCCCCAGTGCTGTTGTCGATGCCGACGAACTGCTCCCGCTCTTCCAGGTAGAACAGGCCCAGGGGCTCATAGTGGCCCCCGGTCCCGTCGCAGCTATTCAGGAGCCGACGGGCGTCCTCCTGGCTGATTTTCTGGATGGTCGATGTCTCACTCATCATCATCCTCCCGCTCCAGGCGGCCGAACAGAATTTCGACCTCCTCGCTGTCGAAGCCGTCGATGATGCCTTGCTCCACGCAGAAGCTCAGGAAGTCGTCGAACAGGTGGCGGCCGGCTTTGGCCTCATCAGAGCTCAGGCACTCCTCGTTGCGGAGGGCCTCAATGCAGTCCTCCAGGTCGAGCCGGGTGTTGTGGAACCGGCAATAGCTCATATTTGACATTTCAGGGCCTCCTCACTTCATCTTGTGTACCGCATACACGGTTACATTGGAGATGCTGCTCACATCTCTGTCAAAACGCTCATCATCCATCGGCTCCAGATAGAAGCCGACCTTCTCCAGCGTCCCATCATCGCCGTAATACTTCACGCCGTAGAGAACATGGTCCGTCTCGGTCTCGGCCAGGATTTCCCTGGCCTTTCTCTCGAACCTCTGGAGGTTTTCTTGGACCTGCTTCAAGGTCATCTGACCAGCTCCTACCATTCTCCCTCCGCTCCACTGAGTCCAGGGGACCCACTTCAATTCGCTCATAGCGTCTCCTCCCACAGTCAGGCGTTCTTGGCCTGCTTGTACCACGCCAGCGCCTCTTCATAGGTGTCGAAGTAGTCGATGTAGTGGTCGCACATCTTGTTCTCGGTCATGCCATTCTCCGGCTTGGTCTCCGCTTCGACGGGGTACAGGTTGACCTTCACCCGGCCGCTGTCGAAATACTTGGTGCTCACCGCCCAAAACCTCATGACGTTCACCCTTCCTCATCCTCAGCAGGCTCGAACATATCTTCCCGTTCGATCCTGGAGCAGTCGCAGCAGGGCCACTCGCCGCCGCCAAACTCCTCATATTTGCAGCCCTCACAGCCCATTCAGTTCTCCTCTTTCTTGGCTATCCTTCGGAGGGCGGAGATGGCAGACGAGATATGGCTGCTTTCGAGGCTGACCACATCATATCTGTCCAAGCCCTCCTTGCCGTCAATCCAGGCCACCAGCTCCTGCGGCGTGGCGCAGAAGTCGGCCAGATTGCCCAGGGTTCCAAAGGCCCGCATACGTTCAACGCCCTTATCGTTGAGGTAGTAGCTCATCTCTGAGAGCTTACGGTGCTCGGCGTTGACCGCCTGGAGCCACTCCTCATAGTTCTTCACTTTCACGGTTCATTCCTCCTCATCTTCCCAATCGGGTAAGCTATCCAGAAACCGCTGGATGAACGGGATATACGGGAAAACGTAGTCGGCGATCAGGCCGCCGACGCCCAGTACCAGCAGGAAGCCAGACAGTAGCCCCATGGCTACCACCGCTTCGCCCAGTAGGTCCTCCATGCTGCTCACCTCAAATCAGGTAGGGCAGCTCGTACTTCACGAAGTCTGCCGCCATGCTCTCCAGCTCTGCGTCCAGGTCGTTGCACCAGGCAGACAGGTAGCCATCCCTGGCCTCCTTGTCCTTCCAGTTCTCCCGACTCAGGCCGATGGTCTCCAGGATGATGTAGCCGTCGTCTCCGACGTTGTAGAGGCTGCGGCCGTCGTGGTTCCTCTTCCACTCGGCGTCCTCCTGCATGGTCTCCTGGTCCGCCTTCTGGATGTACTCCACGACGCAGGTGTCGAAGTTGTAGCGGAACAGCTTGCCGTTCAGCTTATAGGGATTGCTCTTCATTTTCGGGTCATCCTTTCTTGACTTGCTCCTGCCTTCGTGTTACCATGGTGGCGGAACGGGAGGCAGGTCCCGTCCCGCCCTATGGGTTAGGCTCCCGGTGCTTGCGAGGCTTTTGGGGAGCCTAACTTTTTACTTGCTGGGGGCTGCCGGCGCAGGGTAAGCGGCGATGTACTTGATGCACTCGGTCGCTTCTTCGGCCGTGTGACCGTGGGCTTCGAGCCATTCGATCAGGCGGGCCGCTTCGGTTGCGGTCATGCTATCACCGTCTTTCATGCGTGATACACCTCCTGCCAAGTGTTCACGCCCCACCTTTTCAGGCGGGGCGCTCAATAACTTACCAACCTGGTAACTTATTGTAACTTCATTCTAACTTACCGACACGGTAATGTCAAGTCAAATATTGATTTTTTCAAAAATATTTTTGCAGATAAACTTGCCCCTTCATTTTGCTTGTTCTTTCTGATTTCAGGGCGGTTTTTGGCAAAAAAAGAGAGCCCTCCCGCATTACCAAGCCGGTATAATATCGGCCGGATATGTAGGAGGGCTTATTCCGCTCTAGGAGCCGTTTTAAGGGCACTTTCCGTTTCGGTATGTAATTTGATGGGTGCAGGCCGTTGTCCGCTTGTGGGTGGTTTTACGGAGCTTGTGGGCCGCATTTAGGCTTGCCGGGAGATGTCCGGTGCAGATCTGCCCAGGACCAGGCACGAAGCAGCGTCCGTGTAGGACGGAATTTGGGGCTTTTTCGTCCGTGTGGGAAAACATGGCTTAGAAGCCGCTTAGAGGCGCTTAGAGGGCATTTTAGGTTGGGGGGTATAAGTATATTCTGCTCTCATAAACTCCGTTTTACCATTTTTTGGCGTTCTGAAAATCTCAAAAATCGGTCAAAAATCAACTTTTTCTTTCTCTAAAAGTTAGATTTTTACCTTTTGCACAGTTTTACATTACTTTTTCAGTGCATAGCAACGAAAAAATCCCCCTCCAGGAGCTGCGAGTGGGCAGCCCCCGGAGGGGTGGTCTTTTTATATCGCCGGGCTGTCTACGGAGCCCTCCGGCTCCCAGGCCTGGGCAAAGTTGGAGGCTTTGGCGGCAGCGTATTTGATACCCTCTCCATCTGCGCTGGTGTTCTCCGCCCTGGATTTATCTACGATTCGGACGAGCACAATGGAGATGGCCGTGCCGATGGGGGTAAATACCACCGTCCAGCAGGCCAGGGCGCCTGTGTACTGGTACTTGATGCTCAGGACGGCCAGGACGAAGCCCCCGACCAGTCCCAGAAGCAGCAGAAACACCAGCAGGAAGCCGAGGCAGTTGGTGACACCCATACGCTCCAGGAGGGCAAAGAAACCGCCCTTTTTAGCGGCCAGCCGCTTGCCGCCGTTCATCAGGCCAGCCCGTGGTCCTTGGCGAACCGGAAGAACAACTGCGCCGCCTGCTCTCGGGTCAGAAAATCCTCCCACATCATGTTCGGATCTCCGGCGTCAGTGGTGCCGTTTCCGGCGAACAGACCCACAGAGACCGCCCACTCACGAGCTTCCTGGCTCCAGTCGCCGCTGTCGTTGTCCCGGAGATTCTTCCGGTATTCGGCCATAGCAGCCGAAAACATCTCGTTGAACTTGGTCTGGTCCATATCGTCGTCCTCCTCTTCAAGTCTTCTGGTAACTTCTGCGGCGATCTCTCCGTGCCGCTCATATAGATAGTCGCCGGGGCAGCTCTTGTTTGCAAACCAGCGATGCACCGTCATCACCATCTCCCCATCCTTCGGAGTATAGGATAGGGTCTTATCCTTGTCACCGAACCAGAGGAGCTTCTTCGCTCCGTTCCGTCGGCAGATGTCCGTCACCAGGTCCAGGAGGGCGGAATACGCCTTCTCGGTCACGGCATAAGGGGCACGGTTGTCACTGGCGGTCTCGATGGTCACGGCCCGGTTGTCGTTGGCGGAGCTGGAGGAGCACCAGGAGCGGTCCCCCTCATCGACACACAGGCCGATGCTTCCGTCGTAGCCAATGACGTAGTTGCAGGAGGCTTTCTTTGTGGCGGGCAGGAATACCTCGCAGCCACGCCGGGCGGTCACCTGACCCACGAAGCAATGGATAGTGATGCGGTCAATCTTGTGATTTCTGGGGCTGCTCCGGTTCGGGCTTATCTGAGTGACGGAGGCAAGCGGGCTGTTACTCATTTTTGTCACCCGCCTCAGGCTCCCCGGTGCCGGAAGTTTCCGCAGCCGTGTCTGTGGTGCTTCCCTCTGTGGGCTCCTCAACAGCCGGGGGGTTCACAATCTTGGTCATATCGCAAAGGGCATCGATCATTTCGGACAGCGCCTCGGTGTCCACGGGATAGTTGATATACTCTGCGCTGGTCTGGACCATCGCCATGACCCATTCCTTACGGGTGGCGCCGTCGGCAAACTTGGTCTCAGCCTCTTCCATGAGGTCAACGACCAGGCCCAGCAGGTGGGTCCAGTTCTTCTCCTGGACCGCCTCTTTCACGGCCTGGTACAGCTTGACGGCCAGCGGGATGCAGGCCGCAAGGCCCGTCAGAATGGCAACGACGATACTCACGATCTGTTCTGCGTTCATGCTCTGTACTCCTTTCAGGTTTCGGGCGCGTCTTCGTCGCGCTCATTGGATGAGGATTTCAAAAAGTCGTGCTCCCGGAGCCGGTCATCGTAAACCCTGCTGATGTTTGCGATGGCGTGGACCGCCCGGTTGTTCTTGTAGTTATCGTGATCCCGGCAATACCGCTCATAGAAGTCGATGTCTGCCAGCACGTCGATGAACTCCTCCTTCGTGTGCGGGATGTCCCGGAGCAGTTCATTGTTGAACCGAAGAATACGGGCCCGGTGCTCATCGGCGTTCCTCTCATCATCCATACGGATGTGGTCGGAGAGGTCATCCTTCACGCTCTTCAGCTCCCGGAGCACGTCTGCATTGACGGCCCGCCCGATGGCTTTTGCCAGGGCGGACCACGGATTGATCTTGATGGGGGCGAACTCCACCAGTGTCAGCAGGACCACCAGCAGGCCGCCCCCACCCAAAAAGATTTCTTTCAGACTCACATTGCGCCCCCCTCCTTACTCAACGAGGACCCATTGCCACAGGCCGGCGGTGTCGGGCGGCCATACGCAGGGGACCATATCGCCACCTTCGGCCACCTGGTAGACGTGGCCGTTGTAGCTGAAGTAGGTTCCGGCGTGGCAGTCCATTCCGTAGACCCAGGGGATGGGGTCCTCCAGGGTCCCGGCATGGCTTTCGTCGATGGGCCGGTACACGGCCAGCATCCCCTCGGCGTGAGGGGGCTGGCTCTCCAGCGGGGTCACACCGCCGGACTGGACCACCCGGTACAGCACCGAGCCGTCCCGGAGCACCGTGTTCTCCGCCAGCTTGTTGCCGGCCGCCAGCAGATCCTCCCAGGCCGGAAACAGGTCCGGCATCTGGAGCGCCTGGGCGTCCGTGATGTTGGTGGCCGTGGCACAGAAGGCCATCACCGCCACCTGGGTCTGGGCGTTCAGGGCCTCGGCCTTGGCCGCAGCCTCCTTCTTTGCCCGGATAGCCTTCACGCTATCCTGTCTCCACTTGACTCCCATTACTGAAAACCTCCCTGAATAGAGCTGATGTAGCCGCCGGTGCCGCTGGAACCACGGGAAGCAATGACCTTAAAGTTGAACGCCCAGCCGTTGGTGGCCGTCTGGTTCTCAAACAGGTAGTTGGCCCCGTTCTTCACCTCAGAGGTGGCGTCTTCCCAGGTTGGCTCCGTGTCCTTGGCGTTGTTGGTCACGAGCACCTGGAAGTTGGCGTCCGCCGGAATGTCTCCGGTCACCGACATCGCCATGATGGTGATTTGGGCGTCAGCCTCCATGGGCTCCGTCATCGTGATGGAGCAGGCCGTCACCGACTTCGTGAAGGTGAGACTGTACTCCGAGCTCTTCCCGCCGGCGTCCTGGGCGACCATCTTCATGGTGTGCTGACCGTTCAGGAGCTGCTGGAAGTAGGTTCCCGTCACCTGGAACTGGTTCGTGGCCTCCAGCGTGGCCTCAAAGGTCCGCTTGGTGGTGGTGTCCATTTTCTCTGTCACGGTCACGGCATCGCCGTCCGCATCATCAACCTGGTAGCTGATAGAGAAGCCGGAGCTCTTCGTCCCCAAGTCGGAGCCGCTGGGGGTGTCGCAGGTGATGACCGGGGCCGTGTTGTTGTCCACGGTGCGGGTCTCACTGGTGGTCCATGCGCTCTGAGCATCATAGGTGTCATAGGCGGCCACCCGGTACTGCACCGAGGTCCATCCCTTTGTGATGGTGTCCTGGAAACTCAGGGCGTTCCCCTGGAACACCTGCGTCCACTCACCAGTGGCCACCTTCCGCTGGAGGATATACCCTTCCAGGTTGTTGTCCGTGTCGGTGCTGGCCGTCCAGGTGATGGTCAGGCTCTCGCCGCCGATTACCGTCAGCGGAACCGTGATGCTGGGCGGGGCGCCGGGGGCGGTGTTGTTGATTACCGTCACCTGGTTGCTGGTCCTCCAGCCGGACTCCAGGCCCTCGCTGTCATAGGCTTTCACCCGGTACATGACCGACGGCGTTCCGAACGGGACCGAGTTGGTGGTCGAGAGGGCGCTGCCCTGGTAGATCTGGGACCACTGACTGCCGCCATCGACGGACCGCTCGACGATGTACCCTTCGAGGTTTCCTTCGGCGTCTGTGCTGGCTCCCCAGGAAACGGTGATGGTGCTTACGCCGGAAATGCTATCGGGGATGGTGATGCTCGGGGGCGTAGTCGGAGCCGTGTTCGTCGTGATCGAGCCGTCGTCAGAGACCAAGAGTGTAGAGGGCAAGACCAAGGCGGGGCGGACGCCGTAAGAGTTGTTGGCGCCCCAGTAGTTGCACGTCGTAGGTGTTGTAGGTGTACGGGGAGCGGAGCCACCAGTTGGTGGCGCTGCCGTTCAGGTTCGCAACACGTCTCTGCTGGGCGGAGGAAGTGTTGCCGGAGATAAAATAGTCCAACTTGGAGCCGTCGTTCGGGAAGTAGGAACTCTCGTTGTTGGTGAAGCCTACCTCTCGACCAGACAGCAGGAAAATCTTGCAGCTCAGTCCGTTGGCCCCGTTGCGGTCGGTTCCGCTGGAGCCGCCGTTCTGACGGTACGGGATTTTGACTTGCTTGATAGCGTTGCGGATGTCGGTGTCGTAGCGGTTGATCCAGGTGCCGTTCAGGTAGGACTGAATATCAGAGCTCTCCAGTACGTTGGAGTTCCCGGAGTCCCACACCCGGTTCTCAGCGATGTCCTGCCGCAGCAGCCAGGTTCCGTCGCAACTGGTGTCATAGGAGCTGGACGGGCGGCCCTGGTGGACCACGATGTAGTTGACGGCGGCACCGTTCTCCTTGAGCTTGACGATGGAGCCTACCGACTTGGTGCCAAGTGCGACACTTGCCATAGAGATACCTCCTTGCATGAAAATCACCACGGCGGATTTCCGTCGTGGTGTGAGGGTGCCGCTTCATGTGCGGCCTTTTGAGAGGCTTTCCGCCTCTGTTTGTACTCCAGCATTGCCTTCTGGGTCTTTGACAGCCTGATAGGGGCATGGCACCGAAGCTGTGTGCCGATAATTTCCGAGACCTTGGCGGCGATCTCCTGCCGGAGCGTGTAGGTGTTGCCATGGGCCGCATGAGCGTCCCAGGCGGTCCAGCTATCCAGAATTTCCTTCTTGGTGACCTTGCCGGCTGGATATTCTTTCTTCCACCACCTGATTTTTCCCTTCATCCGTTTGACGGATGAGTGGCGGAGCCTTCGGATGATTTGGCCGCTCTCCGTGATATAGGTGTGAAAACCTAAAAAGTCTACCCCGTGTCTCAGGGGGAAAATGTTGGTCTTCTCGTTGAGCTCCAGGCGGAGCCCGGCGAGGAAGGTCTCAATCTGTTTCTGACAATAACGCAGGTACTCCTTGTCTGGGTGGATGAGCAGAAAGTCGTCCATATACCTGACGTAATACTTTATCCGAAGGCGTTCCTTCACGAAATGGTCGAACTCATCCAAGAACAGCAGGGCCAGGAGCTGGGAGGTCTGGTAGCCGAGGGGCAGCCCATCCGCACTTGCGTCGATGTAAATGCACATGAGCCGGAAAATACGGTCATCTACCACCTTCTTTCGTAGTTTCGCTTTCAGAATGTCATGGTCAATGCTGGCGAAAAAGTGCCGCACATCGCATTTCAGGACCCAGCCGTCGGTAGTATGGTTCTTCCTCCAGTAGTCGGTCATGAAGCCCTTCAGGAGATCCAAGCCGTAGTGCATCCCCTTGTCAATCTGGGAGGCGCAGTTGGCCGGAATGAAGCTCCGGGTGATGGCTTCGTAGAGCGTGTTATCTACGATAGCGTGCTGAACTACCTTGTCCACGAAGGCCGGAGCTTGGACCAACCGTTTCTTGGGCTCATAGACGTGAAAAACCTCGAACTTGCTGGGAATGTATGTGTTGGTGTTCAGGATGTAGGCCAGGCGCTCGGTGAGAATGAGGGCGTTTGCCTCATACTGGGCGGCGCTTGCCTTCTTTCTCTTTCCTTTCCGGGCCGCAAGATAGGCCCGGTATAGCACCTCAAAGGTGCAGATTTCCTCAAAGGTCTTTTGCATGGGCATAAACAGGGGCGACCCCCGTCTCAGAGCAGCAGGTCGCCCTCTTCCTCTCAACGCCGTGGCGGTGTGCTGCCAGACGGCACCGCACAGTAGCCGGTCATCCCGTGGGACGCCCGGCATCGGCGTAATGTGTTCATCCTCGGTCTCCCGGGAGACCGGGGATAGGATATGGCCCCCTTTGATGATGGATACTCGGCTTTCAGCTATGCTTACTCGAACTCGTTCTTCCATCAGAGCGGGGCGGACGCCGTAAGAGTTGTTGGCGTTCCAGTTGTTGTAGTTGCCGTTGGAGTTCACGTTCCACACGTTGTTGGTGTTGTTGGTGTTCGGGGAGCGGAGCCACCAGTTGGTGGCGCGACGGGCCATACCCTAATACCAGGCGGGCGCCCCCGCCGAGTACCCTATTTTCGGCCGAAGACACGGCCCACCGCATTGGCGATGATGCCACCAAGGAGCTCGAACTCTTTGGTGCGCTCCTGCTGCCGCAGGCCCTTGGCTCTCTCGCTGTCCTTCTTCTTCCATGCCAGGGTCATGTACTTCACGTCGGCGATGAGCTTTGTCCAGTGGCCCATACGCTTCATGCTGATATAGCCCAGGGCTTGGCTGATCTCCACCAGCTTCAGGAGCAGGTTGCAGTCGTTCAGGGCGGCGTGGATGAGGTCGAGCCGCCGGTCATACTCCGTCTGGAAGGAGCAGTCGTTTGCGGCGTGGATATTCCTCACGATGGAGACCGCCGTCTCACGGGTGGTCTTGATGTAGGTGTGCAGGGCGCTCTTGGGGAAGCCCTGCTTGCTGTTGGCCTTCTTCATCCGGTCGATGTACTCCCGGATGAGGTCGTCCTTGGCCTCCTGCGGGAGCCCCAGGATAGTCTCCATCATCTTGATGACCTCGGAGAGCTCCAGGGTCTTGTCTCCGATGGGCTTGGTCACCACGAAGGTGTAGACCAGCAGGTCCTTGGTCTTATTCCCCAGGACATACTCTTTCTCAGCCACGGCGGCACCTCCTGTCTACGCACGGCCTGCGGGCGGCCGCAAGGTCCTCCGCCTCTCCCCGGAACACACAATAGTTCTGGACGATCAGCAGCGAAGCCGGGCGACCCGTGGGGGTCCGGCCGCAGAGAGTGAGGCCGACGCTGTGCAGGGCTTCACACGGGGGTTCCAGCTCTGCGAACAGGTTCCCTACCAGGCATGACAGCTCCTCCGGCTTCACCGAGATAACCTGTTCCATCAGAACTCAATCCTTCCCTGGGCAGCGTTGTGGACGCCCTCGACGGTCACGCCGTCGAGGTTCTGGAAGGTGATGGTGAACGGGTTGCCGCTGACGTCGGTGCTATACATCAGCTCCAGCAGGGTGAGCCGGGCGTCCAGGCCGTCCATCTCGGTGTGGATGGCCGGGTGGGCATCGGCGTCGGCGTCGTGCTCGTCGATGAGCTCCTGCGCCTCCACCAGGAACTGAGGCAGGATGGTGGTCATGCAGAACTGCTCCACGTCGTCCGCCGTCATAAAGGCCAGCGCCGGGTAGGTGATGATGACCTGGACGTCGGTGCTCACGTTGATAGACACGGGGTAGCGGCGGATGTCGATGGCGCCGTCGTTGTAGGCGCTCACCCACTGCGGGAAGTCGCCCAGGCAGCCATAGTAAATCATCACCTCGTCGTCGCCGTCCATGGCGAAGATGCCGAACTCATTCAGCCAGAAGCCGGTGCTCAGGCCGCCGTTCAGGTCGGAGCGGTACTCCACCACCATCTCCACCGAGTCCCCCTTCCTCAGAGGGTTCGTCGAGGTCGCCTGGGCCACCGGGGCCACCAGGTCGGTAAGGGAGGCAAGGTCCTCCTGGCTCTGGGGCTTGCCGCTGCCCACCATGACCCTGCTGATCTCCAGGGTCTCACCGGCCAAGAGCCCCGCAATCAGGGTCCGCCCGGCGCTCGGGATAAAGAAGCCGTACTCTGCCATGTCTAATTTCCTCCTTCGATTTTTATTTCTGGCAGCCTGGTCTGCATGATGGACCACATCACCGGCACCAGGGGCACAGTCGCCTTCAGGTTGTAGTCGATTTCAAGCTCCGGGAGCTGCGTGGACATGACGCCCTGGAACACAGCCCCGCCCACTCGCAGCGTGGCCTCCATGGGCGGGCTCTCCGTGGTCGCCGTCAGCTTCAGGTCTACACCGCCGGGGCGGATGATGGGCATTTCCAGCAGCTCTCTCGGGTTCGTCTCCGGGTCCAGCGGCGGGGTGGTCAGCAGGATGGTGGCCGGGACCTCCGGGTCTGTGTGGTAGTACACCGGGGTCTTGTCCCAGAACATCTTGATGCCCTTCATAATCGACCAGTAGGTGCAGTCGTTGGTGTTCAGCAGGATCTTCCACTTCAGGAGCTTGCGGTAGAGGTCGTCGTCCAGCACCTCGCCCTCATAGGACTGTTCGACCATGACACGGGCGTCATATCGGGACAGCACCACGATTTCCCCGATGATGTCGAGCTGGGCGCCGGTGCAGGCGTCCAGGTCCAGCAGGTTCAGCAGGGACAGCAGAAACTCATAGACCTCCTGAAGCTGCCGGGCATAGGAAGCGACGACCACGCCGATGTTCTTCCTGCCCCTGAACTGCTCCAGGAGGTCATTGACCATTTTCTCGTAGTAGTTGAAGTTGTACTCAGTCATCCAGCGCCACCTCAATCCTGGAGGAGCTGGTCACTGCCCGCTCCCGCTGGGAGACCTCCACGCTCTTGTCCGGGTAGCTGGACGGCTGCCCTTCGGCGGCGGAGGTGGTCTGGTAGACCGAAATGTCGATGTAGCTGACGCCGGGGACCTGGGCGTAGATGTCCTTCAGGAACTGCTGCGGGATGACATCTTCCCCGGTGCCCAGGGCGTCCATAGCTTCCACGATGGCCGTCTCGACCAGCTCCGCATAGTTGGCCGGGACCAGGCTTGCCCTGGAGATGGTCAGCGTGGCCTTGAACCAGCAGTAGATATACGTCGGCCGGTTGAAGCAGACCTCGATGGTGTCATCGTCCTCCCCAGGCACATCCACCGAGACGGAGCCATAGGTGGTGATGCCCCCGGCGCTGGTGGCCAGTATCTGCTCGGCGATGTCGCTGTTGCTTCCGCCGTCCACCACCGCCTCGATACTGTGCGGGGGGCGGCCGGCCTCGTCGGTCTGGTTGGTCCTGTTCTCATAGACCTGGGCCGCCGTCACACCGGGGCAGTTGGTGAGGATGGCCGACCGGATGCTGTCCACCATGCGGGTGGACCGGTTGTAGATTTTGTCCGTGTAGCTCTGGCGGAGCTCCACGTCGGTCTCCAGCAGGCGGCCGGAGATGTAGCCGCACAGGTTGGTACAGCTCAGGAAGCCGGTGGGGGCCGTGACGATCCTCGTGATTGCCCCGTTCGGGAGGCTGACCTCTCCGGGCTCCTCGCTGGCAAAGTTGATGATGGCCGTCACGCTCTGGGTGGTCAGGTTGTCGGTCAGCAGCATGGCGTTTTCAGACTCCACATCCGCAGCCTCGATGACCAGCAGCTCATTCTCGCTGTCCAGGGTGGCAGTGAACGCCTTTACCTCATCAGCATTGATGAGGGCACCTATTCCGCCCAGGACCTCCCCAGGACCGTCGCTTTGCTTGCAGGAGTAGGAGTATAGGGTTCCGTTCAGAGCGACCGTATAGGCTTCCCCAGCCTGCAAAGAGACCACTTTGACCTTGGCCCTGTTGAAAGAGGACCGGGAGATGGTTTTCTGCTCGGAGGACAGGAACTTGATGGCCGGGTTGGTGTCCGACTCAATCAGCGTGTTGGCGTCCAGGGTGATGCCCTCCGTACACTCACAATGGATGGGATAGTAGGTGCTCCGGGGGGGCTCCCGTGTGGTCCCGCCGAACTGGACGGCGTTGTCCAGGGGCGCCCCCTCCGCCGACATGGGGGACAGGTTGTGGTAGATGTCCGCCCCCAGCTCCCAGAGCTCGGCGATCTTATCCGCCATGCTGGTGTTCATCACGTTCAGGAAGGACCGGGTATTGGACCCCACCTGGATGCCGAAGCCCTCCGACTGGTCGGCATTGATTTCGGACAGGATGGTGTCAAACCGTTTGATGCGGAGGCCGGTCTCTGTAATCCCGTACTCAGACATTTATCAGCACCTCCTCGCTGAAGTTCTCTCCGTCGGCCGTGCCGTCGAAGGTGATGGTAGCCACCCGGCTCTTGGCGTCGATGACCACCTGCAGGTTCTTCACGTCCGTCATCCCATCGACGGCCATGATTTCCGTTCTCAGAATTTGCTCGATACCCTCGATGTCCGGCTTCTTCACCATAATGCGGTCGAAGTACGGGACCCCGGCCTCCGGTGCGAAGCGCCACTCCCCAAACAGCCACCGGAGGCGGATCTCCACCGCCTGGCGGACGGACTGCGTGAGCATCACGTCCCCGGTGTCGCTGATTTCCAGGTCGCCGGAGTTGTTCAGCTTCAAATCGTACATAGCTCATCCCCCTATGAAAACATCTGAGCTCCCGGAAGACACCTCCCCAGAGCCGCTATGGGCGGCCAGGGCGTCACCCACCCTCGCCGCCGGTTTCCCGTTGATGAAGACGGAGCCGCTGCCGACAGCCACCGACCCCTGGGAGCTGCCGCAGCAGCCATCCGTCTCCGTGGTGATGCTGCCGGCGGTGGCCGCTGGGAGGCCGTTGATGAACACGTCACCGGAGCACCCGGAGCTTATCTGGCCGCCGAATGGCTCCGGGCTATGTGGGGGAACATGGCCGGAGTGTTCCCCCGCCGTGGTTCCGACCACGCTGTCATTCAGTCTTGCCGCTTCTGGCATACCAGCACCTCCGTCAGTTCAGATTGACCGTGCCGCCGGTGGTCGTCAGGTCCCCGGTGATGGTCACGTTGCCGTTGATGTTCACCGCTGCGGAGTCGATTTGGACGAGGCCGCTCTGAACCTTGACCCTGGTGCCCTTGACATCAACGATGACGGCGTTGGAGTTGGTGGCCTCCGCCATGACGCTGTTGCCCTGGGCAAAGAGGCCGACGATGGCGACGGCGTTGCTCAGGTCAAACTTCAAGTCGGTCCCAGTGTCCCGGTCGTAGAGGAACTGGTCCAGGGCCTGCTCCGAGAAGACGATGAGGCACCCGTCCCCGGCCTTCACCGGGTATGCGATGGTCACGCCCTGGGCGGAGCTCTGGGGGAATACCACCGGGACGCCGGTGATTTGCGGATAGTCCACCATCTCACCCTTCGGTGTCTTGATTTTCATGGACGGGAGCACCGTGGCCTGGCAGGTGGAGCCGTCGAAGGACACCACCTTTCCGGGGACGCAGGTATGGACCTGGGTCAGCATCCCTTCCACGGTCTTCTTGGTCTGCTCTACGAACTCCCCATACTGGTTGCTCATCCCGTCACCTCCAGGACCCTCGCCTTGCATTGCCAGGCGCCGCTCAGGTTGTCGCCGTCGATTTCCAGAGAGTAGACTCTGAAGAAGCCGGTCAGGTACTTGCTCTGGACCTGCACATAGTCTCCGATGCCGATGGCACCGTTCAGGAGGTACACCAGGTCATAGCCCATCTGGGATTTGCCGGAGTCATCGGAGCTGCTGATTTGCACCCGCTCCGGGATCTCGATGAGGCCGGTCTCCGGGCTCAGGACGTAGACCTCCCGGTTCATCACGTCCCCAGGCTTTTTGATCTGGAGCACCCCGTTCTGTATGGACCACTCCAGGCCGCTCACAGCACAGGCTTTCGACAGGGCGTTTTTGGCCTGGCCGACGAAGGAAAAACCGTTCGGGATGTCGGAGAAGGTGGCGTTGTAGCTGTACGTCACCGTTAGGCCCATCTGGGCCGCCGTGTCATCCAGGATTTTTTTGGTGTTCACCTTGCCGGCATAGGACATCGAGACCCAGGTGTCCCGGACCTCCATGAGTCCATCGACAACTTCGATTTCCGTCAGCATATCGGAGCCGTCTTTCCTGGTACTGGTGTGGGAAACCGTGCCGGACAGGATGACCGGGAGCGTGTTGCCGTACCCTGCTTTCAGCAGCAGGAAGCAGTTCTCGGCCTCCAGCGTCGCTAGGTTCTGCTTGTTCAGGTTCCAAACCTGGACCTTGGCCGTGTTGCTGCTCTCCAGCTCCTGCTTCTGCACCGAGAAGCTGATGTGGAGGGAGTACGGCGTGGTGCCGCCGATTTCAAATCCAGTCGAGCCGGGCGGCCCGGCGCTCATGCGGTACTGTCTGTCGAAATTTTTCATAGCGCCTCCTTCCTGGAACGCAAAAAGGGAGCCGCCCCAGGCGACTCCCTTCTTTTGTTTCCGTCTATCTGATTTTCTGTATCTCCTGCTTCAGCAGCACAGCCTCCAGGATTATAGCGTCGAGCCGGGTCAGGATGTCGGCGTTTATGTCGGAGACACCGGCCGACGCCGGGCGAAACGTCCTGATGCCGATTTCCTTCAGGCGGGCAGCAGCTTCCCGGCCGTCCTGTTGCGGGGGATCTGCCGGAGGGGTGGCCTCCCGGCCCAGTTCGGCGGCGATCTCCAGACTGATTTGCCGGACCTGCGGGATGACTTCCGAGGTGAACCAGTCCTTCACCTCCTGCGGAGCTGGCTTTCGTTCCAGGAACTTCAGAGCGTTCTCCTCATCAAAGCAGCGGAACCGGCGGACTCCACGCTTTTTCTTGTCGATGCACTCGATTTTACGGAACACCGACTGGGCCGCATAAAGGCCGGTGTCGGCACACTGGACCACTTTCGTCGGAGCTGCATACCCGGACATGGCCGCCAGGTCGTACCCGCAGTAAAAGGCGGTCCCGTCTGGGTCGAACGTGACCCGTACCTCACGCTTCCTGTTGTCTGTGAACTTTCGGTAGAGGTTAGCCATGCAGCTCACCTCCGTAGATACGCTGTCGTAGGCTCTTGTACCGGGCCTCAAATATCTCCTTCAGGATGATGATTGCCCGCTCTGTTTGCTCCTCCTTGCCCTCCGAAAAGCTGTTGTCCACAAGGTCTATGACCGCCCCGACATCACCCATGCGGATAACATCGGTCTCAAATTCTTTTGCATTGCACACTTCCGACCATTCCTTTCGTAAATCTCCCTTGAAAGAAAACTACGGCTGTGGTACAATGACCGCAGCCGAGAGGTTTCTTTCGGTGGTGGATAAGGGACGATGCAGCTTTTGACGGGGCTGGGCATCGTCCCTTTTTTTCGTCCTGGTTACATTCTCATTCTAACTTACCGTCTCGGTAACGTCAAGTCAGGTTACCGATGATATGTCGCCGAAGCAAAATGTTACCGGGACGGTCAGTAGTTCGAGCGTAGCGAGAACTACGGTACTATAAGATACGGTAAGGTATGGTATGGTAAGGTATGGTTACGGTGGATTTTCCACGGAGGTCTCCAGTCTTTTCTCCAGCGATTTCTCCACGGATATTCCAGCGGAGAAAATCACTGCTGCGCTGGCATGAACACAAACTGGGCATTTCCGTTCAAGAAGTCTTCACGGCCGATGGACTCCAACTCCGAGATGGCGCCGAAGGCACCCGCCGGAAGGTCCAGATGGCCGTATGGTAGGTTGAGGGGAAAGCTGGGAACCACCCGGACGCCCTCAATGATGGGCTGCCGGTCGCTGGTGTAGAGCCCCCACATCCACCGCTGCGGGGCGTCGAGCCAGGTGAAACGCATTTGGTATGCCGTGCCGCTGAGGACCACCCTGGAGAAGCTGTCGTTCATGTCCGGGACAGCGATGGTGATGTAATCCACGATGTCACCTCCTTACACCAGGCCGGCCGATGACGCCACGTTGTAGAGGATGGAGCCGGAGCTTTCCTTCTTCGAGCTGGAGCTGCCGCCGGAACTGCCGGAGCTGCCAGATCCACCAGAGCCGCCGGAGGAAGATGTGCTCCCGGTGCCAGTGCTGACGGTCCCGGCGTTGGCGCCGGTGGCCCCGCTTTTTCCGTAGCTGGAAGGTATGGCGGTGGTCCTCGTTTCTGTGGTCGGGACCTCCTGCAAGCTGAGGGACACCTCTTTGTCGAAGCCCAGGTCGGTGGACTTCTTGATCTGCATCGAGGTGATGCCCATGTTGCTGAATGTTCCGCTGGGGGTGACTACCGTGAAGGTGGTCTTCTTGAAATACAGCTCCTTCAGCATGGCTTCCGTCTCTGAGACGGAGCGGGCCCTGCCCCGCCAGGTCAGCGGTGTATCGCTGATAAGCAGGGTCAGGGGCAGCTCCATGGGCTGAAGGGCGATGTTGTCGCTGACGGAGAACCCGGTCTCCACGGGGTAGCTCGGGATGTCCGCCGAGTAGGTCTGGGTCTCGTTCAGGAGGGCGGCGAACTCGATGCCCGCCACGCTCACGGGCTGGATGTTTCTTCTGGGCATGAGTATCACCTCGCATACTGCAAAGCACGGGCCAGCTCTGCGGTGGAGTCGTCTGCGGCCTTGTTCATGGCCTCGGAGGACTTCTGCTGCCCGGCCCGGTCGCCCTCGAATTTGTTGTTGATTTCCACGTTCTGGACAACGCTCTTGCTGACCTGGTTGGACCCGGTGGCAACGGCCGCCGTGGCCGGGCTGACCACGTTGGCCTTGGTCATGACGGACATATCTCCGGTGAGGGAGCTCAGGGCGCCCTTGATTTTCTCACGGCCGGCGGTGATGCCTTTCGCCATGAGGTCGATCATGTCGGGCATATAGGTGTCGAAGTCGCTCAGGGGGCCGTCCTCCGGCTTGGAGAAGCCCAGGAAGGACTTGATTTTATCTGCTACCCCGGCAACAGCGCCGCCCACGGCGCCGATGGCGCCCTTGATGCCGTCCACAATGCCCTGGATGATGTCAGCGCCCCACTGGAGCGCCTGCTCGGGCAGGGACTTTATCCAGTCGATAGCGGCTGTGAAGCCTTCCACGATGGCGTCCTTGATGGCCGTCACTCGCTCCACCACGGCGGTCTTGATGTTGTCGAAGATGCCGGAGAAGATGCCGACGGCGGTGTCCCAGATAGACGTGATGATGGTCAGAGCACCGGAGATGATATTCTTTATCATCTCCCAGATGGCAGCGGCGATGTCCTTGATGGCCGTCCATGCTCCCTCCCAATCGCCGGTGAAGACGCTGGCAAGGAAGCTGATAATGCCTGCGATGGCGTCCAGGAATGGCTGTATCAGGGAGACCAGCGTGTTCCAGATGGTGCTGAACACCGTGATGATGGTCTCGCCCCAGGTGTCCCAGAACCGCTGCAAGGCCCCGAAGATGACCTGGGCTGCGTCGGAGAGGGCGTTCCAGAGCGTTACACACAGGGTCTTGATGCCCTCCCAGATGCGGGAAAAGGACTCCATGACGGCCTCGCCGTTCTCCTCCCACCAGGCGGACAGGGCCCCGAAGATGGTCTGTGCAGCCTGTTTGATGACCCCCCAGGCCGTGAGCAGGAACTCCTTCACGGTGCTCCACGCTTTCAGGATGGTCTGGCGGGCGTTCTCCGCCCCGATGCCGGCCTTGTCGAACAAGGAGCCGATGAGGCTGTTCTCGCCCTTCATGAAGGCGATGAAGTCCTGGACCAGCAGGGCGATGACGGCCACAACTGCGATAAGGGCCAGGACTTTAAGCCTGGCCGCCATGAGGGTCTTGTCTATCTTCTGGAGGGCTGACAGGAGGGACAGCACCTTCGGTATCGCCATGACGCCGAAGGCGGCGGCCGCCACCGTGCCGATGAGCCGGAACAGGTTTTGTGTGCCGCCCAGCTTGTCGGCCAGCCATTCCACCCTGGTCTGGACCCTTCGCAGGACGTCCATGCCCAGGGTGAACGCTTTGACCATCGTGGTCCCGATGGCCTGGGAGATGCCCAGGGACTCATCCATATCGGCGACCCACAGGCCGAACTGGTTGCGGATGTTCAGCAGGGCGTCAGAGATTTTGAAGCTCGTCCCAGCGAAGGCAGCGGCGATCTCGTCGGCGTTGTCCGTGACCGCACCGGCCAGGTCCGCCAGGGTGATTTTGCCGTCGGACACCATCTGCTCCAGTTGGTCAGAAGTGGTGCCCAGCCTCTCGTTCAGCAGAGCGATATACTCCGGGGACTGCTCCAGCAGTTGGCTTATGGTCTCGGTGTCCACCACGCCACGGGCGAAGGAGTTGTTGATGGACTCCATGAGGCCGGAAATCTGCTCGTTGGTCTTGCCGGCCGTCTTGAACAGCATGGTCACGGCGTCGTTGTAGGCGATGGCCTCATCGACGGTGCCAAAGAGCTCTGAGTTCTCCTGCACCAGCTTCGTGACCATGTTGGCCGTCTCAGCGTATGAGGTGCGGGTGCGGTTGGCGGAGTCCAGGATTTTTCGCTGGATCTCCTCTTGGTCGCCCAGGAGCTTGGTGCCCTGGGCGATCTGGTCGTTGGTGGTTCGGAACTCCTCAGAAATCTGGTTCAGGTTCACCAGGGAGAAGCCGATGCCGATGGCTCCGAGTATCTGACTGGCCTTGTCCTTCAGACTCTTGATGCCCTGCTCGGCCTTCTTCTCTGAGGTTTCGTCGATCTGGTAGCCCAGCGCAATAAACAGCTCACGGAGGGTCAACGGCTACCACCTCCCTCCGCTCTCAATTCTTCCAGGTGGCCGGCCTCCACGTCGTTCTCCATCTGGTAGAGGGCGTAGAGCTTCAGGGCCTCATCGAGGGTGTAGCTCTCCTTCAGCTCCGTCATGGTGGCCAGCCGAGCCTTGATGAGGATATACATCCTCATCTCCAGCTCCGTGAACTGCGTCAGGTCAAGGGTGCCGAATTTTGCGTAGTCTGGGCTTTCTGGAACAGTTCGCCGACCAGACCAAATCGGGCGGCGAGCTTCTTGAAAAAACCGCTGAAGTTAATCTGGATGACGTACCACATGAGCACGAACATATCCTCGACCTCGCCGCAGAAAAGCTCGTCGGCCAGGTCCTTGGTCAGCAGCTTCGCCTTGTCGATGTCCGGGCCCTCCACCGAGATGTTCTTGTTCTCGATGAGCAGCTTCATACTCAGGCGCTCCAGCTTGTCGCCGGAAAGCCCAGAAAAGGCCCCCTGCATAGAGGGGGCCATATCTGCTACATCCGTGTCCAGGACCTTGCCGTCCGGGGCCCCGACTGCCTTGACCACCAGGGGGGCGAGAGACGCCAGGATGGGCGTGGCCACGTTTGCGAGGTCGCCGGTCATGTTGGCGGCGGTGAAGGCCGAGAAGGGCCGGATGTAGAAGGTGTACTCACCGATTTCTTTGGTAACAGGGGTCAAACGCTTCATGACTTTGCCTCACTTTCTTATTCTTCCAGGGTGGCCTCACCGGTGTGGATCTCCCACTCACGGGTGCCGGCCGCCTTGCCGAAGCCACGGGTTGCGGGCTTGGGGACCCACGCCTCATCAGCGGAGAACAGCATACCGCCCTTCATGTCCTGGATCATCAGGGACTCGATGGCGTCGCCGGTCTGCTGGTCCCGGTTATACATCTCCTGGAAGTAGCTGTTGCTCTCGCTCATCTGGTCCAGGGTAACTTTGACCGCAAAGGTGCGGTCGGGGCTGATAGAGCGAGTGACCTCGCCGTCGGCGCCGATTTTCTTGGTGGTGCCGTCGCCGCTGGGCTCGATGCTGACGAAGCTGTCCTCGGCGTAGCCGGTGACGATGTGGGTTCCGATGGCGATGTTGACTTCCTTCGGGTTGTAGGTCTTAACCTTTCCTGCCATGCTTCACACCTCCTCAGTAGGAATAGACCAGGGAGCCGTTGACGTTGACGACGTGGATGGCCCCGGCCAGGATGGCGGAGAAAGTGCAGTCCTCCAGGGTGCGGGACTTGCGCTGGGTATCGCTCAGGTCGGCAGCCAGGGGGACCGAGGTGGTGAAGCCGGGGATGAGCTCGTCGTCGCTGTTATACTGGTCCTCGGCGATACCGCCCCGGCGGGTGCCCTCCTTCAGGCTGGCGATCATCTGGTTCCGCACCAGGCCGATGCCCTTGTCGGTGTACGGCACCTTGGGCCGCTTCACCAGCAGGTTCAGGATGCGGAGCTGCATATCGTTCTTCAGCCAGTCACGGAAGCGGATGACGTCGATCCACTCACCGGCCCGGACCTTGCCGCCCTGCACCAGCCCGGTATCGCCCACCTGGATGTAGTAGCTGGCGGGGTCCTTGTCGATGGTGTCGATTTCCGTGTCGGTGAACTTGGACACGGACACGGAGGCCAGGGACTTATTCACCCAGGTCTCAGAGCCGGCGTCATAGGACAGGAAGCGCACGGCCATGGCGACGTGCTTGTAGGGGTCCCCGGAGCCGGCGTCATCGCCGTAGCAGATGCCGAAGGTCCGGTAGTAGGTGTTGGTCACGGGGTTGTCGGCCGGGTCTGCGTAGGCATACCCGAACATCTTCTCACGGGCCTCGGTCCACTCGGCCATATCCTCCAGGTCCTCCTCCGGGATGCCGGCGGCCAGGGCCACATACCAGCCGTTCTCGGACTCGGCCCGGCTGAGGGTGGCGGTGGGGGCCTCCAGGGTGCTGCCCTCCGTGGTCTTCTGGACGGCGATGTAGATTTTCTGGGGCTTGACCGACTGGCTGAAGGCGATGCGGGCGGCGATGCCGACCGGATCTGCGCTGTCCCCCTCGGAGACCCAGCCCATCTCGTTGACGGCGGACAGGCTGGTGTAGACGCCGACGTCCGGGATGGTCACTTCCTCCAGCGGGGTCTTGGGAGCCGGACCGACGATGAGGATGTTGTCGAAGCTGGCGCCGCTGGACACAACGGTCTGGAGCTCGATGGTGATGTTGACAATCCTATCGAGGTTGCTCATTTGCTTATCACTCCTTCGTTTCTTCGATTTCGACCTGTGTGAAGTAGCCGACCGTCTTCTCGGCGATCTCGGCGGTGCGGCCGCCGCTGTCGGTCTCTGCCCACTCAGGCTCAATGTGGGGCGGGAGCACCTGGCCGGGGTGTTCGGGGTCCGGTTCGTCCACCTTGACGCTGGACTCATCCAGGATGCCGCCGTAGCCGACGGTGGCCATGGTGAAGTTCACGTCGAACTCGACCATGGCCCGGTACTCATAGCTCGTGTCGTTGATGATGGTGGAGACATCCTGGACGGGCCCCGCCGTCAGGATGGTGAGGTCATGCCTCCCGAACTCAGTGACCATCAGCTTCGAGGTCATGTAGTTCACATAGTCGGTCAGGTCTCCGACCGCCGTGTTCTCCATTCCCCCGTTGGAGAGCTGGTGTCCGTTGGTAAAGAGCTGGACCTCCAGCTTCATGGACGCCGGGTAGTAGTCGCAGGGCTCCCCGTCGTAGGTCGCTTCGTTGGGGAAGGTGTTGACCTGGAGAGCCCCGAACTTCATGGTCACCATGGGCTTGGTCTTCTTGACCTGCTTCGTGTTCGCCATGGTGACGGTGGCGTTGGCGAAATAGCTGACCGTGGCGTCGTAGATGATGCTCCGGGCGTCGTTGTAGGTCACGGGCCCACCTCCACTTCCGGGGGCGTCGTGGTGGGACCAGGGGGAACCACCACGAACTCCGACTCGTAATGGGACAGTATCGTGTGGTCCCAGAGCTGACAGGACTTGCACTCATACCACCGGCCATGATAGTACAGCCAGTCTCCGGGGGTGCCGGAAGCCTCATCTGCTGTGTTGAATTTGGTGCTGCCGATGGACTTGATGTGCAGAACGGTCCTCTCGCCTTCAGGAAGTGCCTGCAAATCGTTCGAGGACAACGGCTGGACATCTTCCATGGCTACCACAAAATCCTCGTGTGGGGCGCCTGAGACGCCGTTTACGACCGTCTCCTCACCGAAGCGGCGGATGATGTAATCCTTCTTGAAAAAGCTGAACAGCATCAGTTCCTCCCCTTTCTGTCGATGACGGTCTCGACCGACTGCCTCATGTGGCCGGTGTCAATCAGAGGTCTATCGGAGCCCTTCTTCTTGACGGTGCTGGGGGCGTTCGCCGGGAAGTCGCCTTCCTTGATGGTCTCCTGCACCAGCCCCTTCATAAACACCGCCGTCTTCTTCAGGACATCTTCAGCCGTGGCCCTGCCAGCCAGCAGGGTTTTGAGCTGGGCCTGGAAGAAGGCGTTTATTTTGTCCTTGTTGTTGTCTACGCTCTGCCGAAGAAATGGACGGCTCGGGGCCGTAGAGGTCCCGAGCTCGTTCCAGAGGGCGACATCGAGCAGATCCACAGAGGAGTCCACAATGGACTCGCCCTCCCGTTCCTTGGCCGGGGTTCCGCTCTGGAAGCCGACATAGGCCGCCAGCTCCTTCAGCTTATCCAGCTCTGCCATGAGCCTTCTCCCTTCCGGGGTCATGCGGTCAATGGTAGCCATCAGCGTTCACCTGCCGATGTGATGGGCATGATGAGCAGCCGCCGGAGGTTCAGGAACTCCAGGCCGTAGGGGGTCAGGGCATACCAACTGTCGGTGCCGGTGTTGATATTGGCCGTGTTGAATGACACGTTCACACTGGCCTCGGCGACACTGGCAAGCTGGAAGCCGGCGGCGGCCCCTCCTTCGCTGGAGGAGCCGCCGATAACCGAGATACCATATCCGGCCAGTTTCATGCGGTGGGCCGCAAGCAAGGCCAGGGCCTGGTCATATAGCTTCCCGAACCGGGACTTGCTCACCAGAGGGGCGCAGAGGTCCAGGAATTTCTGGGCCTCCTCGTCGCTGACGACCTTAAACTCCGGCGCTATGGTCCGCAGGATCTCCAGGGCCTTGCTGTCCTCCATGACTTAGCCCTCCTGCAGCTTCTCGATGAGCTTCTTCTGGAGGGTGGGGATGGTGTCGCCATCCTCCACCACGATGCCAGCATCCGCACAGGCGGCGTCCAGAGCGGCCCGGTTCATCTTCTTGATGGCCTTGATGCGCTCGGACACATCATCGGCGACGGGGTCTGCGTCGTCACTGATGTCATCGGCAGCGTCATCATTCAAGGGGGCCTCGGGCGCCTTAGAGCAAAAGGGCTGGTCGCAGACCAGGGTGCCCCGCTCAATCAAGAAGCCCACGACGGGGTTTCCCTCAAAAGCCTTGGGCAGAGGGGCGGTCATGCCCGGCAGCAGAGCCAGCTCACCGATGTTGACGATCTTCTTGCCGTTGTTGGTGATGTTCATACTCGACTCCTCCTCAGTTCTCGGACACGCCGACCGCAATGAGGGCGGACAGCGGGTAGTAAATCATGGCACCGACCACACGGGACTCGCAGGGAATGATGGTCTCCAGCTTCTCATACTGGAGGGGGTGCTGGTAGAAGGGCATCGGGATCTCGATAGCCAGCTTCTCGGGGTCCTTGGTGTAGAGCAGAGCCACGCCCTTGCCGCCGGTGCTTTCCTTGGCGTAGGGGTTGGTGTCCACGGCGTTGGCGTTCAGCTCGGCGGAGGAAACAATGTCCTTGATGTTGGGAAGGTTCTCCTTCAGGAACTTCAGGACGGTCGTGTTGGTGGTGGGGATGCGCTTGGTCGCCAGGGCAATGTAGGTGTCGCTGGGCAGGACCAGGTAATCCGGGTGTTCCACGTTCATGGTGTTCCGGTTCACCTGCTGGAGCATGGAGCTGACATCCGCCAGGATTTCGTCAGCGGTCTTCTCGGCCCAGGAGGTAGCACCGCTGTCGTTGGCCTGGATGGTGAACACGGGAATGTCGTTGTTCTCGTCCAGGACGCCGGGCAGCTTGGCGGTGGCGTCGCCCTTCCAGGCGATGATGTTGGTCAGGCGGTCGATCTGGTAGCGGGCGGTCTCAGCCTTCCGCACGTCCAGGGACTTGCCCGCCATGCGGGAGGCCCGCATCTCCTGGATGGAGTAGCCGTAGCTGTCGCCGATGGACTTCACGGGGACAGTGGTAGGCTCACCCTTCACATCGACACGGGGAAGGTCGGTGGCGTAGTTGCTGATAATCTTCGCCATGCCGGTCTTGTCGTAGGAGTAGTAGGTGACGGTCTCAGCGCCCTCGGGGACCTCGTGGGTCACGGGGAACAGGGTCAGAGCGGTGAACTCGGGGTACAGGCGGTCGTAGGTCTGAGACTTGATGTAGTCCAGCTCACGGGCGAAGAAGACCGCAGCGTCCTCCGCCGAGTCAAACCGCAGGGCGGGGTTCTCGCTCAGGGTGACCGGAATGTTGCTACGGCGCAGGGCTTCGTAGTCGGCCTGGTCGTAGGTTGCGGAGGGCATATTGGCGTCATATCTCATTCTCATAGTTCAAATACCTCCAGTCTTTATCAGGCTCCAGTGTTGTCAGCACCGGGTTTCCACTTGCTGTCGGTGCCGCTGTACTTCAGCACCTGACCATCGGTTGCAGGGCTGGTCAGGTCCACGTCGCTCAGATCCCCGAGGGAGGTGACGCCACCGCCGCCAGAGCCGGAAGAAACGGCCGCCTGGTAGAACAGCTCCACCGGGGCCACGTCGCCGGTGCCCTTCTCGCCGATGAACCGGCCAGGGACCTCGATGGTGTCGCCGCCGGAGGTCTTCGTGAAACAGCCGGCGTTGGCGCCAGTGATGATGAGGTACAGCTTGTCACCGTAGGCGGGGGCGTCGGCGGGCTTGATGCGGGCCCAAATCTTGCCGTACTGAAGCACACCGATAGCAGCGCCGGGAGAGATGGAGACGGCGCCTTCCCGGTCCATCTCGTTGGTGTAGCCGTTCACGGTGATGCCCTCGAACTTCTCGGCGGTAGCGCCGGAAGCCGGGATTTTGATGTCGGAGCCAGGGGCGGAGCCCTGGACCACGCCCAGGCCGAACATCATGGTGAAGCCGGTCTCGGCGTTGATGCGGGTGTTGACAGCGTGCTCGGACAGGTCAACCAAAGCACCGGCAGCACCGCGGGGGGTAGACTGAGTGTAAGAAGTCTGTGCGCTCATTACTGATTACCTCCATTCTCCATTCTGTCCATCATTCTCTGACGGGCGGCCTTGGCGCCGGTGGTGCGGGGAGAGGCGCTGTCGGCCCGGCGGGTGCCGTTCATCATCTGGGCCCGCTGGTAGTTGGTGTCCTTGCGGGCGTTCATGGTGTCCTTCGCCAAATCGAAGGCAGCCTTGATGTAGGCGGGGCTCTTGCCGTCCAGTCTCATGGTGGGGTTGACGGCTCTGATGATGGCCTTCTGAGCCTCCAGGACGCCCATGGTCTCAATGCCGTCCAGGTGCAGGCGGTCGCCCAGGCGAACCAGCTCAATGCGGGTGCGGAAGATGGCGTCCGCAGCGTCGGCATTGATGGAGCCGCAGTCGGCAGCAGTCTTGTCGGGGTCATCACCCTCATCGCCATTGGTGGCAGCCGGGGGCTCCTCGGCGGCAGAGTCGAAGTCCTCCTTGGCCCTCATGCCCTCGATGACGTCCAGCAGGGTGCAGATGTCCTCGTCCTGCTGGGCGATGACGCCCATGGCCTTTTCCATGTCGTCGGGGTCGCCGTCAGCGTCACGCCGGTCACGCCGGTCCTTGACGATCTGCACGGGGTCGTCGCCGTCCTTCTGCTCACCGCCCACAGCAGCGGGGGCCGCCGGAGAGACGGTGGAGGCGGTATCGGCAGCGGGGGGAGTGCCGGTGGCGGGGGTGGTTTCGGGATCTCCGTCGCCAGCCGCAACAGGTACGCCACGAGCCGCCTTGCGCTTCTTGTAGGCTTCGATAGCGGCGGCGAGGTCCTGGGGGCCCATGGGGGCACCGTCGTTTCTCTTGGTGTTTGCCATACTTTTCTTTCCTCCTTTGAGTTTCCTGACAAAACCGTCGATGTTCAGCCGAGCCTGTTCACCGGCCCTGGCTTTCTCGACGAGTGCCAGATGGTTGATGCGGATATTGCGCTGGATGGCGTCGTAGGGCTGACCGTTCCAGACGCCGGGGGTCTCATCAAGGTCCAGGCTGTACCCCAGGGACAACTCCCGGAGTCCGCTCCTCTTCATTGTGTCGGTGTCGTGGATGACAATTTCTACCCGGACGTTTTCACCGTCCTGGTAGCCTTCCGAGAGGATGGTCCCGATGTGTTCCCGGTCCACATTGTTCTTGTTCACCACACCGGCCTCATGGGTGAGGATGACCGGCTTGCCTTTGTAGCTGGCAAGGCTGGCCTGGTCAAAAACATCTTCGGGGAGACGGAGCTCCCGGCGGACAGTGCCGTCCGGGTTCACATACTCGAAGATGCCGATTGACGTGACGATCGGGTGGTCAATGAGGTAGCCCTCTTTGGTCCAGTAGGTCTCATCCAGCGGGATGCTGTCCAGCCGCAGCACCCGCTTCAGCTTGGGGTTCTCGCTCATTCTGAGCTCTCGCCTCCTTCCTCTTCTCCGCCGGCCAGGAGCTCGGACAGAGCAATAGCCAGCTCCTGGACGTGTTCGAGCTCATCCAGGCGGAGTTCCAGGAAGGTGTCGGTCAGCTTCTGGTTGCCATCTTTGAGCAGCTCGATGTCGCTCGTGTACTTCATGATGGCCTCCGCTTCAGCGATGAGCTCATTGCACACCGCATTGATTTGGGTAGGCGATGCCGACACACCTAATCCCTCCTTTCCTTGTTTTTTGGGGGTCAGCTACGCTAAAACATCTTTTTCAAGTCAACCGCCTCCTTTCGTGCGGCCGGATGCCGGAACATCCACGGTTGATATATCAAAAACCGGCAAGGCAACGCACCGGCACTGGTAATCCTCGCCTGGGTGACATCGCCTCACCGGTTTTCCTGGTGGGGTAACTACGGGAGGGTCGTCCCAACGGAACCTCTTCCCGTTTAGCTTGTGATGGCTCTCCCGGACCCGGCTGTCGCCGGAGTCCGACCAGATGTACTCGTTGACACCGGCGTCGGTCTGCTGCTGCTTGGTGAGCTGACCGTTCAGCTTGGCGATCTGGTCACGGGCCAGGAGCTTCGCTGAGGACCGTTTCACATGGTAGGTATGTCGTATTTCCTTCTCGATGGAAGTCAGCGTGGCGCCGGTCTGGAAGCCTTGTGAGACTATGCTTTGCATTTCCGAGAGGGTGTCCTGCGGGATGGACTTGATGAGCGACACATTCTGGTCAATCCACTCCTGGAGGGCTTTGCGGTAAAACTCGCCCAGGTAGTAGTCATCCATGATGTCGATGCCCAGGGTCTCCTTCACCGTTCGCTTCCATTCCTGGATGCTCAACTTCTCGGTTAGGTTCGCCAAGGACTCCAGCTTCTTGTAGAGGCCGAAGCTGCTGGCCTTTCGTTCCAGCTCATCATTCATGGCCCGGAACGCCTTCTGGATAGCAAGCATCAGATCCCCGGCATCATCCTGGCGACGGTTGCGTTCCCGTTCCGCAGCGGCCGCCTTGCGGATGGATGGCATGTGCTTCTTCACGACCTCGTTCACCAGTCGGAGGTAGGCCCAGGCTACCCGCCGGAACTCCCGTTCCGCCCCGTCCGGGTATATTGGCTTGACTCGACTGGGAAGGGTCTGCTTTCCCTTGAACTTGCCTTCCACCTGCTTCTGGAGGGCCTGTTTCCTGAACTCATCGTTCACGGGCCATCACCTCCGGCCAGCACTTCGGCCAGGAGGTGGAGAGACCGCTCGAACGGCGGGAACAAGCCCTGGTCCCCGAGCTCCTCCAAGGTGCGGAAGGCGGAGGACTGCATTTCCTCTCCATCGCAAACCGGCTCCCCGGCGTACTCGGTACATAGGTAGATGACCGGGAGGCCGTACTCCTCCGGGAGCCCATCAAGCTTCCCCAGGCAATACAAGGGGCCGAGTTGGATGCCGAACTCCTCCAGAGCCTCCCTGCGGGCTGCCTGCTCCGGCGTCTCCCCATCCTCGATGTGACCGCCGGGGCCGCAGATCCCCTCCCGGTTGCGGCGGGTTCCGATGAGGATTTTCCCGTCATTTACCACCAGCACGGCCGCAGATGTGGGCTGCCCGGCGCTGTCCTGGTTTGGTGTTGTCCGAGACATAGGCTGGGAGCCGCTGGGAAGTGCTGTAACCGTGTCGGGAGGCTCAGGGAGTGTAGGAGGTAGGTCTTCTGGAACGCCGCTTAAATCGTCCCCAGGGTCGCTTAGAAGCCCCCAATCCTCCTCCGCTTCCTGGTCGTCCAGAATGTCCTCCACCGTGAACTCCTCGGTCTTTGCCAGAGCTGTCCGCACCTCAGAGGGGTCGAGGGCCTGCATCTGGACATAAAGCTGGGCGGTCTGAGCCTTCACCATCTCGATGTCGGCCTTCACCTTGTCCACGTTGGCCTGCTCCGTGTCGCTCAGGCTCCAGAGCGGGTTGAACTTCAGCTTGTACTTGGGCTCCTCCGGCACCTCGCCGTTGGCGAGAGCGGCCTTGAAGAGAACGTCCAGCAGCGTCCGCACGTTTCCCTTCAGCATGAGCTTCTGGATGCGCTCGATGTAGTTGTAGTAGTTCTCGAAGTCGCTGTCGCCGGTGGAGTTCTCCCCGGCTGGGGACCGGCCGAACAGGATGGTCTGCGGGATGTTGGTCACGGCGGACAGCATATTGCAGGTGGTGTCGATGACGTCCTTGACTCCGCTGAACGGTATGCTCTTGAAGTCATAGTCCTCACCTTCGGCGTCGATGGCGATGCTGTTCAAAATGCCCCTGGCAAGGTCGATGATTTCCAGACGCTTCAGGACCGTCTCGTCGCCACCCTCGGCCGCCAGAAGAGAGGCCAGGTTCTTCATCTTGTAGATGGGCTGCACCGAGCGATCCAGCAGCTTCGGCCCATTCCCATGCGCCACCAGAGCGTCCCTCATGGCCCGCTTGATGCGGACGTACTCAGGGGTCCCCCAGAAGCGGTAGACCGGGTTGGTGACACGCTCCGGCAGGATGCCGTTTCTGAACACCAGGCATCGGCTCTCGTGGACCGTGAAGCTCCCGTAGAGGCTCTGGACGTAGTAATACTCCGGCATTGCGAACTTGCTGGCCCGGTTCCTGGTGGCCCGCATGGGGTCGGATGAGTAGAGGCTGGCGTAGTCCGGCTGGACCACCGACCGCTCATAGACCCGGAGCTCGTCGATGCTGCGGATATTGTTCCAGTCTACCGGCTCCTCCAGGCCCCGGCCGTCGTCGATGAGCATAACGATGATGGACCCACCATAGAGGCGGGCCCACTTGATAGCCGTGGCCGCCTTTTCCTCCCACTCCAGGGCGTCCAGGGCGTCCTCCACAAATTCGTTGATGGAGTCATCCTTCAGGCCGAGGTCGAAACCGTGCTTCACAGCCTCCTCCGCCGGGGTGTCAATGATTTTCGCAAAAAGGCCGTTGTCCTCGTACTGGATGGTGAGGCTCGTGTCTGGTATCACGGGCTCCGCCACGAACTCATAGGACTCACTGTTATCTCTGGAGGTGCCGTACTTGTTCAGGACGTTGATGTAGCCGTCTTTTCTGAATGGCCTGACGGACTGGAGGCCCTTCTTCTGCTGGATGATGGCCTTGCCACGCTCCAATCGTTCCTTCCGGTTGAGAGCGGCCTTGGCTTCCTCGAAATCCATGCTGTCTTCCCTCCTTATGTCACCAGCCCGTAGAGGCTGAAGGCGTTGTCGTTGTAGTAGGCGTTGGCCTGGGAATAGCAGTCCACTTGGTCGTCGTGGGCGCCGCTTGGGAAGGCGGCCATCTCCTCCACGAAGTCACCCACCCAGGGAGCCACCTCCGCTGATGGAATGTAGACGTTGCCGGCCTCCGCCACCGCTGTCGTGGCATGGGCTCTGGCTACCTTGCCGCCGAACGGCTCCACCGGGACAATGCCGGGGATCTCCCGCTTCAGGACGTCTATGACTGCCGTGCCGTTGGCCTTGTCCTCCACCAGCTTCCGGGAGGTCTGGGGCCACTTGGCTGAGAGGTCCCGCATGGCGTTCAGTGTTTCGGTGAAGGTCATGCGGCCCCGCACTTGGTCCACCAGGTAGCGGTCGGCCCCTTTCCGGGCCCACACCTGGCCCACCACATAGTCCGAGGCGTCTTTGTCCTTGAAGGTGCAGTCCCAAGACTGAATGAAGTCGAACAGGCCGGAGGGCAGCACCTTCCAGCGTTTCCACCAGCTCCGCTTGAACATACCGCCGGAGCTCGGTGTGGGGGTCTGCATATAGAGCGAGGACCAGGCGTAGGTGCCCACCGTTTCCTTCTGCTGGGCCGCCCATGCCTCATCGTACCCGCCGGCGGGCCATAGGGCCTCGCCGATGGACCGCCCAAGGGGATCGGTGGCCGGGTCCTCGCAGACGGCCGGAAGGGAGATGATTTTCCAGTCCTCCACTTTGCCGTACTCAGGGTTCAGGAGCCGGGCAGCCAGGTCGTCTTCATGCCATCGGGTCAGGATGATGATAACGGCGCCGCCGGCATGGAGTCGGGTGCTGACCGTGGATTGGTACTCGTCCCAGAGCTTGTTCCGGTAGGACAGGGACTCAGCTTCGGCCCGGTTCTTGATGGGGTCGTCGATGATAAGCAAATCGGCACCGTAGCCCGTGATGGAGCCGCCGATGCCGACCGAAATCATACCGCCTGTTCCGTTGTCGATGTTCCAGTTGGTCTTGGTCGCCTGGACGCTGGAGGTGCTGTGCCCGAAGAGCGTGGGGCCGTACTCCTCCACCTTGTCACGGTTGCTCTTGCCGAACTGCTGCGCAAGCTCTCCGCTGTAACTGATTTCGATGACCCGCTTCTCCGGGTGCTTGCCCAGGAAGAAGGACGGGAAGGTCTCTGTCACGGTCATCGACTTACCATGGCGGGGCGGCATGAATATCATCAGCCGCTTTGTGACGCCCGACATGATGTTTTCCAGCTCTCGACACACCAGGTCGAGGTGTCTGGCTCTTTTCCACCTGCCTGCATGGACGAGCTGGACATAATCTGCATAGTATCTTCTCGCCAGCTCATACCGGGCTTCGGTGGCTATGGATTTCTTCAGGGCCGGCGGGATGGAGCGTCTACTCCCGGCCATCCTGCCCGTCATCCATGCGGGCAAGGGCTCGGAGCTCCTCCTCCGTCAGCTTCTCCATCGGGGAGGTCTTCACGGCACCCCCCAGGGTGATTTCCTGACGCTGGGTGAACTCTCCCTTGCTCCGGTTGTTGAGCCAGTACATACACGCCATAGTGTCGGGGGCGATATGCTTTGTAATCACACGGGTCTTCTCCACCCGCTGCTTGCCTGTGGCCGGGTCTGTGACGATGATTTGCTCGATGTCCTTGGCGTCGTAGCCGACGGCCCGCTGGTAGAGGCTGTGTTTCACTTGGGCATCGGCAACATCCTTCCCAGGGCCCAGGGCTTCGGCGAAGGACTCGTGCTCCTTCTTCCATCTGTGCAGGGTACGGACAGAGATACCAAAAGCCTCGGCGATGTCTGCATCGGTGGCCCCCTTCAAGGCGAGAGACCACGCCCAGCGGTCGTGATACTTCTCGTTGTAGATGTTGGGAGTGGCCATCTTACTCCCCTCCTAAGTAGTCGGCACAGAGGTACTCCAGCCCCTCCCACAAATTCTTGTGCGTGATTTCGCCGTGGCCGACCATGCGGTCCAGAGCCTTCTTGATGACCTTGGCGCTGCCCACGGGGATCTTGCTGCGGCCGATGACGGTAGAGATGGGGACCCACATGGAATTGTCGTTCTTGGGGTCCGTGCCCTCCCAGCCCTCCGCAAGCTGGCCCAGGTTGTCCTCGAACACCTTGAAGATGAGCTGCATGGCCGCCGACACGTTCTTCACGTTGTAGGCGGAGGAGGCGGTTTCCTGGGCGTCCAGCCACTTCTCATACTCGCTGTCCGTGGCAAGCCAGATGTTGTCGCAGCCCTTGACCGCTTCCCTGGCGGTGTCGATGACCCGCTGGGCCTCCTTCAGCTCGTCGGGAAGGTAGACGATGCTGAGGACCTGGAACTCCAGGTTGGCCTCGCTCATGGCCTGGGACGATGCCTTGTCCAGCAGGCCCAGGGTCTTGTCGTCAAGGCCGGAGTATTCCTTCAGGTCGATGTCCAAAATCTTGTCGTACAGCTTCTTCAGGATGTCCGGGTCATCCTGTCCGACGATGGCGTTGTGGGAGAGCTGGATGGCGATGCGCTGCTCTTCGGACATATCATCGTCGGTGATGATGCAGGGGATGGTCTCCAGGCCGGCGGAGATGGCCGCCTGGACCCGGTGGTTGCCGGACAGCACCTCATACTTCCCGTCGGCGGGGTCCAGGCAGGCGAAGGGGGCCGATGTGAGCTGGCCGTCCTTCTTGATGTTCGCTACCAGGCGCTGGAACTCCTCGTGCCGCATGAAGCGGGCGTTCATCTTCAGCAGCTTCAGCTCCCGGGGATCTATCTCAATGATTTTCGTGTTAATCATAGTCGCTCCTCCTTACCGTTTCTGTGAGTGTTTCTTCTTCCAGAGGGACAGACCCTCCTGCAGAGTCCACTGGCCCATGGGGGCGCCGTAGTTGATTTCATACGGCTGAAGGTAGTAGGCGTTGGACGGGTCGATGTCCTTGGCCCAGTCCGCTTTCTGGAGGGAGTCGTTGTGCTTCCGGTTGAGCACCTTGAAAAGCCCCCGGTACTTCATGCTTTCAGGGTTCTTGCTGAAGGCGGTGGTGACCAGGGAGGCGGCCCGGCGCTTCGTGATGCGCTCGGCGATCCGTTTGCTCTCTTTGGAGAGGGCGGCGTAGAGCACCAGCTTCGCCAGGTGCTTGTAGTCGGTGGGCTCGACCGGGAAATCGGACAGGAGGTAGACCGTGGGGGTCTCGATGTGCTTATCCCACTGGGCGACGGATGGGGCCGCCGAGAAAGCGTAGACCCCGATGAGGTAGCCGTCCACCACCACGCCGATGGCGAGGGTGGCGGAGCCGGGGCGGATGTTGATGTTCATGTACTGGCTCCGCAGGGTCTGGAAGGCGTCGTTGGACAGCTCATAGAGCCGGATGTCGTTCCCCATCTCCATGCCCTGCCCGAACTTTTTGATATTGGCCTGGGTCGTGGTCTGGAGGGGCGTGACGATCTGGGGGTGGCCGGAGCTGGCGTAGATGTAGATGGGGATGCCACGGTTGGTCGTCTTGGTCATGCCCTTCAGGTGCTCCGTGAACTCATCGCCCTGGAGCCTCATGTCGGTGCCGAAACACCACTCCTTCTTGGTCATAATCTGGCGGAAGTATTCCTTCAGCAGCTCTTCATCGAAGTAGCCATACTCCGGTGGCGTGAACTTGAACATCTTCTCCAGCTTGGCAAAGTCCTTCACGAACGCCTTGCCCGCCTTCTTGAAGGGCGGGAAGGAGATGAAGCCTGCGTCGGCCGGGGCCTCCTTCACGAAGTCCATGGCGTCGCCGTTGTAGTAGCTGGCAATAGTCAGCGTGTTGGCGCTGACCTTCTGAACCGTCTTCTCGTGCATGACCGGGAACTGACGGATGCTCTCCTCCAGCATCATGTTGTAGTACGGGTTCTCACCCTTGTCTGTGTAGGCCACGATGCGGGAGCACAGCAGCATGGTGGCAAGGCGATCCACATCGGTCTTCATGTAGTCCTGGAGCCACGGGAACTGGGCAGCACCCTCCTCGGACAGCTCCAGGGGGACGTGCTCACGCAGGAAGTGAGTGCCCAGGCACTGGGAGTACATGGTCACATCATTGCTGTGCAGCCGGAACTTGCCCAGGGGACCGATGAACTTTTCCAGGGTGAAGTTGCCGGAGCAGCCGACATAGATGTCGGTCACATCCCACGCCTTCACAATCTTGTTCATAATGGCCTGAGCCTCTGCCGGCACTGAGCCGTAGAACATACATTACCCCTCCTCGAAGTTAAAGCAAAAGAGCGGCTGCCGTGTGGCAACCGCTCTCTTGACTGTCAGTATGGAGCGAAGTGCAGGGTTTGAACCTGCGTCTCCGGGCGGGTAGCTCGGCGTCCTCCGTTGGACTAACTTCGCATGAGGGCCGTGGGACGGCCCTGTTTCCGCTTAGAACAGTGCGAACTGCTCCATTTGGTAAGTTGTAGGGGGTGTCTCCAAACTCCGCTTAGACGGGGCCTGACGGGGCTTTGAGTGGTCTGGAGTCGGGTCATAGAGTTCCGGGATAACTTCCCCGGTCCTCTGCTGCCACCAGTCAGCGAACGTGCGCCGGTGGCACCAGTCATCCGGGCCTTTCCTGATGTCCTCGTAACAGAGGAGGACAACATCTTTGCCCAGGCTCTCGAACCTCTGGAGCTGGGAGAGTATTCTCTGAACTCCCTTCTGGTCGAGCCTTGCGAAGTAGGCCCTCTCGAAGTCTTCGTACAGGTCGAACTTGTGCAGGAGGCCAAATGGCATCAAGTCCGGCATCTCTGCGTCGAGATTGTAGCCGAGCTTCCATTTGGGCGTCCCGAGCGAAATTCTGACCGCCGTGTACTTGCCACTCCGAAGCTCCGGGTTGCTGTACCTGCTGGTGAATATCATCTTGGTCGCTCCTTCTTCACCGAATTGGTTAGGGTGGTGGTTACTTTCATTCTACCCATTGACGCCGCCTTGTCAAGTCAAAAACACTTGATTTGCAATGGGTTTCGGAGATTTTCGGAGCGAGGGCCAGAGGTTGAGTCCCTGCCTTTTTAGGGGTGACACTTATGGCTTCTTCCCCTACAACTTACCACTTTGGTATTTCTCCTGTCAATGGCGTCTTTTTGGCGTGGTCACTCAAAGTAGCCGAAGAACAGGGCGCTCAACTGCCGGAGGGCCAGCTTGTGGTCCTTGTAGATGGTGCTGATGTCCACGTTTTCTTCCTGGGCGATGTCCTGGAAGCTCTTCTGGTCTTCCGGCTCTGCGAGGTAGGTCGAGTAGATGATGCGGTATCTGCGGGAGTCCTCTGGTTTCTGGGAGACATCGCAGCACCGCTTGTAGAAGTCCAGCATCCGCTTGACGTGGTGGACCAGGGTGCTCGTGTAGGCTGCACTCTTCATAATGCTGGGGACACTGGCCTCGTATCGGTTGTCGTACCCCTTCATCAGCTCGACCAGCTCTTCGAGGTCGGGGTCGTCTTCCACCTGGGAGGCGCTGCGGACAGCCTCCTTGCTGTGCTCCTCCAGGCCCTTGAACCTCTCCAGGAGCAGCTTCGTGTTGTGGAAGCGCCTGTCTCTCGCTTCTTCCCGGTGTACCTCGACTTCTTTCCGGTATGCTTCGATTGCCTTCTCGGACGCTGCCTCTGCAATGGCTTTCAGCAGAGTTGGGGTGAGTATGGGGCCTGACGGCTTCTTCTTGTTCATGATGGCTGTTCCTCCTCCCCCCTCCGGGGGTACGCTTCCCCCAGCCCCTCCAACCGCCTTCGGCGGTAGGAGAGAGCTGGAGGCGGTTGGCTTAGATGGCGTGTTGGAGATCTTGGATCTTGTCCAGTCTCTCCCAGGGGCGTTCTGCATTGAACCGCAGGGCGGGAATGCCCATGGCGTTCCCGAAGTGGCCGTATGCCGATGTCGCCTTGTAGATGGGGCGGCGCAGCATGAACTGGTCGATGATGGCCTGGGGTCTCATGTCGAACACCTTGCAGATGGCGTCCGCCAGCTTGGTGTCCTCCTTGTAGCCGGTGCCGAAGGTGTCCACCATGACGGAGACCGGGTTGGCGACGCCGATGGCGTAGGCGATCTGGACCTCACACTTGTTCGCCAGGCCAGCGGCCACGACATTCTTGGCGATGTACCGGGCCATGTATGCGGCGGAGCGGTCCACCTTCGTGGGGTCCTTGCCGGAGAAGGCGCCGCCGCCGTGCCGGGCATAGCCGCCGTAGGTGTCAGCGATGATCTTCCGGCCGGTGAGCCCGGTGTCCGCCGCAGGGCCGCCCTTGACGAAGCGGCCGGTGGGGTTGACCAGGATGCGTACGCCTTCCAGGTTCATGTCTCCGAGAGCCTGGTACAGCACGTTGTCCACGAGGGCGGTTGCCAGGTCCATCTGTTCCACACCGGGGAGATGCTGGGTGGAGATGACGATGGTCTCAAGGCCCGAGGGCTTCCCGTCGGGCCCGTAGCTCACCGTGACCTGCGTTTTCCCGTCGGGGAGGATAAAGGGGATGGCCCCTGTTTTGCGGGCTTGTGTGAGCTGGTAGGCCAGCTTATTCGCAAGGGTGATGGGCAGGGGCATCAGGTCCACGGTATCGTCGCAGGCGTAGCCGAACACCATGCCCTGGTCCCCGGCACCCAGCAGGGCCTCTTTGTCCTTGGTGCGGCCCTCCTTCACCTCCATGGAGCCGGTCACGCCCATGGAGATGTCCGGGCTCTGGCTGTCAATGCTGGTCAGCACGGCGCAGGTGTTCCCGTCGAAGCCGGCCTCCGGGCGGTCGTAGCCCACCTCGCAGATGGTCTCCCGGACCAGCTTGGGGATGTCCACATAGCAGTCTGTGGAGATTTCCCCTCCCACCACCACCAGCCCGGTGGTGGCGAAGGTCTCGCAGGCCACCCGACTGGCCGGGTCCTTTCTGAGCATGGCGTCCAGCACGGCGTCGGAGATGCGGTCGCAGAGCTTATCGGGATGGCCCTCGGTTACGGCCTCGGAAGTGAATAGCTTTTTCATTTGGCTTCCTCCTTCTGCCCGGAGTGGTTCCAGGGCTTGAAATTGACGATTTTCTCCAGCAGGGTCTCGGGATGGCCGTCGAAGCAGATGGCCCGGTCGTCGATGTAGCAGACCGCCGGGGGCTTCTCCATCATCACATCATCAACGGTGATCCCGTTGTCCCGGAGGTAGCGGCGGACAGCCCCCATGCCTTCCGGCCCGCAGCAGCGGGTCGATACCACCACCACTCGATAGCCGGCCAGCCGGATATGCTGGATGGCCTCCCGGACACCCGGGACCGGCGGGTCAGGGATTTCCGTCGCCCCTTTCCAGCCGGAGGTGTAGCTGTGAATGACCCCATCGAAGTCGAAGACTACCGTCGGCTTCCTGGGTCCGCTCGGAGACCTTACCCACCAGTTAGTGCCGCCGGCGCCTTTGACGCTGCGGACGTTGACTTCGTGCCCGCTCATCAGGTAGGTGTGCTTTTCGGTATCTACAACCTTCGGCTCATCCATCCGCCTTTCCCTCCTTCCTCCCGGCGGCCACATCGTTGGCGGCGTCAGCCGCTTCCTTCAGGACGGCCATGGCCTCGTCGATGCGGATGCTGACCATTTGGGCCCGACCGGGGACTGAGATACTCATGATACCGAGCTCCATGCTGGCCTTGATACTGCAATCAGCCATCTCCTGGCTCTTGATGCTGACGACCTTGTTCTTGGCGGTGGAGAACCTGGTGACGATGCACTTGGCCCCCAGCGCCACCCCGTCCAGCGGGGCGATATTCGGGTCATTGACCCTGGTTACTTCGCTCATACTCTCCTCCTCATAGGTAGTTCTTTCCGAACACGGCCCGGAACTGCTCGACCGTGGCCCCCTGCTCCGCCATGTACTTCATCTGGCCGTACTGGTGGAGCCGGAGGGCCGTGGCTGCCGACTGGTGGGCGGCGTCCTTGCCGTTACGGTGGCAGGTATCACCGCAAAGGCCCACCTTCAGGCCGTATTTCTCCGACTTCTTCCGGTTGGACCCGCCGAAGATGTGGTGTTCTTCCAGCCAGCCCTGTTTCCCACAGAGCCAGCACCTGCCGTAGTACATCAGGCGTCCTCCCTGGGCTCATCCAGGTAGGTGGCCTGGAGGTCTGCCATGTGTGTCAGGAGAGCCAGGGGGAACTTCTCAAAGGCGTTGCCCACCGAGAAGCCGCCGGCCTTGAAGTCGTTGTCGCTGAAGCCCATGTGCCAGCGGATCGCCATGGCCTCCTCCCGGGAGAGCTTCATGAAGCTGGAGATGATATAGACCGACTTCTCGCCGTGTCCATAGGGGAGCTGGTCATTGACCACATAGAACGGGTACTTCTCCCACTGGCCCTGCTCGTTCTTTCGGTTTCTCATCTCCACCGTGTAGAAGTTGGCCTTGCAGACATCATGCAGCAGTCCGCAGATGGCGATGGTCTCCTCTTCCTGGCTCGTGATTCCGGCGCATAGATCCGCCCGTTCCTTCTCGGCGATGAATAGAGCACGAAGCCGTTCATAGACATGGACACTGTGCTCCACCAGCCCGCCAGGGCGGGACAGGTGGAAGCGGGTGGAGGCCGGGGCCTCGAAGAAATCCGTGGTCTCCAGCCAGGCAAGGAGCTTGTCTGCTCCGGGGCGTGTGATGAGCTTCTGGTAGAGCTCGATGAATCTATCCTTCATATTTGACCTCCGTAAAACTTTCCCGGAACTTTCCGCCGGGGAATGTGAACTCGACGATGTAGAACCGGCCGGCCGGGTGGACGTAGACCACCTTCCCGGGCTTCTGGACGCCGAGGCAGTCGATCTTCTCGCTGGTCTTCTCTCCGACTCGTTTCATCGGCCATCACCCTTCATGGGGAAGGCCGTTCCACAGACCATGCAGAACTTGGCGCCGGGGAGGTGCTCCGTGTTGTGGCAGACCGGGCAGGTGTAGTCCCAGGGGAACTCCGTCAGCAGGTGGCCGCCCCAGATGGGCTTCATGCTGTCCTTCATGAACACGGGGACGTTGAAGGCCTTGCAGTCGGCCACAATGCTGCGGGCCCACTCATACTCCGGCGTGACCTTCTCCTTGCGGTTCCCGGTCTCCGCCCCGATGATGACCCACTCGGGCATGGGGCCAGACCCGGCCGTCAGATCTATCGGGCCCAGCAGGGGCTCGGCGGAAATGAACCAGTGACAGCCCAGGTCCTTCATCCAAGCGGCGGAGTCCTCGCCGTTGGTCACGGTGGAGCCGAACCAGAAGTTATCCTCATGCGGAAGCAGGGCCATGTGTTCCAGCTCTATGTACCGCTTCGGATGCTTTGTCAGGAACAGATAGCGGTGCTGGGGGGCCTTCCTGCAGGCGTCCAGGACCTCGACGATCCAGCGGATGGGCACCCACGGACCGAACAGGTCTGCCATGGAGCAGACGAAGATGGTCTGGCCCTTGGTCTTATGGGCCGGCTCATCGAGGCGGTATCTGTGGAAGGTTGGGTCGAAGCCATACGGGTACGGGGTGCTGACGGGAGGGGCCTGGAGGATATGATGGTCTCCCGTGGCCCTCTGCGCCTCTCCGAACCGGCCGGCCACCCGCCGGGCGTAGCAGTACGGGCAGCCGTGCTTGCAGCCGGTAACCGGGTTCCAGGTGCTGTCGCACCATTCGATGCGGGTCTTGTTCATCTCCCGCTCACCCCCAGCAGATCCCGCCAGCTCTTCACCCAGGACGGGATGGGGTAGATGAGCACCGGCTGGTGCCGGGTGGGGTTCTTGCTCCCCTGGAAGCCGGGGTAGGCGCCGATGACATCCCGCCACCGGCCATAAGCCATCCGCCGGTTCACCTTGGAGTACCCCCGGCGCTCCATCTCAGCCTTTGCCATCGCTCTCAGTAGCTTTCTCATTGTCGTGCTCCTCCTTTATCTTTTCGTAGCCCAGCAGGGCCTTTTCTGCCATGGCCGCCACCTGGATGAGCTCACAAGCTCCCAGCACGGCGGCCTTCTTGATATACATGAGATAATGAGGTCCATACTGGTCCTCGTCGCCCTTTACGGTTCCCCATAGGTGGTCGAGGCGTTGGTTCAGGGTCTCCATCTCGACCTGGGCCTCCTCAACCTCCTCCTTGATGAGCGCATAGCCCTCGTGCGGAGAGTGGGCGGCGGCCCCGTGTTCCGCCGCCGCCCGTCTATACTCCTCAGCTACCAGGCGGATGACCTCCTTGGCAAGCTCCTCCATCACGCACTCTCGTCCTCCTCGCCCGGCGCCTGGTATGGATAGGGGTCGCCATCGGCCTCCTCAGCCTCAGCAGGGGCATCCATACTGAACAGGGTCTCATTACACTCGATGCACTCCACGGAGATGTTGACAGGGTTTCCTTCCTCTCCGTAGGCCGTGCAAACGACCTCGTGACCCACATGGGGCTTCAGCTTCTCTTCCGGGCAATAGAACACGGCGCCGGGGTTGGCCGCCGAAGAGAGGACCACCTTGTTCTCCATGGTGCGTACCGTGTAATTCCCCATGGACTCCATGACCTTCATGCTCTGGCCGGCAAACTGGCGCAGCCAGTCAAAAGCGTCCCGGGGAACCGGCTTCTTGGGCTCCGGCTTATCGTCGTCTTCATCCACCACCTGGTAATCGGCGTCAATGACTTCGGACGCCGGGGGAAGGATGGCCTTGCCCGCCGGCAGGCCGGCCGGCTCCTTCGGCTCATCGGCCTGCTGCGTCTCCTTGTCGAAGAGGCTCGTCTGGCCGTTGTCGATGGGGCGCATGACATACTGACAGGTCTCCCGGTCCCATACCAGCTCATAGTTGCCGGAGAGGGTGCCGGTCTTTTTCTCCTTCTTCTGAATGACGGCGCTGACTGCATGGTCAAACTTCGGCTTGGTGATAGATCTGGTCTGCTGGCTGCCCGCCACGCTGAAGTCCGGGGCGGAGTCCGGGGTGAGGGTAATTTTCACCTTAACGGCGATCTCCGCCACGTCCTGCTCGGTTTCCTCCATGCCGTTGAGGGTACTCCGCAGGATCTGGTCAAAGTCGGAGCAAAGGGCATTGAAGGTGTCGCTCTTCAGCGACAGGGGCAAATCATTCTTCTGACACATGGCTTATCTCCTTTCACATGGTTGAGGCCACCTGGATGGTGACCTCTATTCTGGGTTGCTCTGAAAAGAACTTTCGGACCTGAGCGTCCACCACCTGGGCGTCATCCCGGTAGGCGATCTGGTTCAGGCTGTCCGTAACCACCTTGCCGATGTTGTCCCAGTCCGGCTTTTTCCCGGGGCGAATTTGGTGGTCCAACATCAACCGGCGCTTCTTCTTGCTCACGCTGGCGGGCACGGGGTAAAACGCGAGGATGCGGACATCAAGCTGGTCCTCGTCCTGGAAGCGGGCGCTCCCGCATTGGCGCTGATACTCGGACCGGATGAGGTTCTCGTAGATGATGGTCTCATCCGGCGTCCTGGTCCGAACGTGGTTCCCCACCTTTGAGAACCTGGGGCGCCCCTTCCCCTGGGGATCTCCCAGCACCACGAACTTTACCTTCATTCTCCTGCTCCTCCTTCAAGTCCCGGTAGTAGACATAGTGGGTGCTGCGGCGCTTCACCGTCTCCGTGCCCTGCCAGACTGCATATCCTTCTCCAGACAGGATGCCGGCCACCCGCTCCCGGTCTTCCACCTTGTAAATTCTGATTTTCCCGGTATATTCCATCAATTTCCCTCCAGCAGCTTTTTCATCTCATCGAAACGGTGGGCAGCTTCAGCCTTCCTCCACGACTTACCCTTAAACTGCATCGGGTAGCACATTTCAAAAATCCGGTCGTAGATACGGGTGTACCTAATATCCAAAGTGTCCTTCATCTCATCAAGACTCAGGTTCGTTGTGAGGATGACCGGGCGCTTGGCCCGGTATCTGCTGTCCACGATGTTGTAGACCTTCTCCAGTGCCGTGTCGGTGCTGCGCTCGGCGCCCAGGTCGTCGATGATGAGCAGCTTCGCCCTGTTCAGTTTGGCAATCATGGCCTGGTCATCAGTTTGGAAGCCCTTCATGGTGTCCAGGAGCTTCACGAAGGAGGTCATCACAACTGGGACCCGCAGCTCCAGCAAACGGTTGGCAATGCAGGCGGCCGCAAAGGTCTTCCCGGTCCCCACCCCGCCGTAAAACAGGAGCCCCTGGTTCTTTTCGAGCATCTCGTCAAAGTGCTCGGCATACCGGAGGCATAACTTCAGGTTCCAGGCGTTGTGCTCCGTTTTCTTGAACCGGTCGAAGGTTGCGCTTCGCAGGCGTTCATCCATGAGGCTCTGCTTCTTCAAGGCTTCAATGGCCTGCATTTCCTTTTCCTGCTGGTCCCGGAGTTCCTGCTGTCGTTGCTTCTCGGCCCTGCAACGGCACGACACCGGGACCTTCTTCCTGACCTTGGCCTCCGGGTCGAAGGGGATCTTATCCAGATCCGGCATATCAATCTCTACCTGACGCCTGGTGTGGCACTTGCCGCAGACCAGGAAGCCTTCATCGTCGTAGTAGTCGCCATCCTCCGGTCTGTTGGCAATCTCAGCCCTTTTGATGATGGACCTCATAATTCCAGACATATCATCCACCTGTACCACCCCACTCCGCATACGGGTTCTTATCCGGCGGCCGAGAGGGGCCGGTCTCACCCTTGCTTTTGCTCATGAGCCCTGGGTGGTCCTCGTTCACCGAACGGACCACCCAGCTCAGGATTGCTCTGTAATCGTCCTTGTAGGTCTTTCCCTTCGACCCTTTGTAAAGGTCCAGCTTCGTGATGCAGGCGTCGGTGAACTCCTTGCCGTAGAGCTCGATGAGCCGGTTGTAGTTGGCCTCCGTCATCTTCACAAACTCGGCATACGACTTCTTATCCGACTTGCCCTTCTTGCCAGACGGCTTCTCCTCAGCCGGTTCCTCCTGCCGGTTCGGTGGGCCGGCTTTTGCCTTGCCGGAAGCCTCAGCATAAGCCCTGCGCTTGCGCTCGGCGTCGTTCTTCCGGGTCTTCTGCAATTTGTACCACTGTTCCTGCCACTGGTCCCAGTCGTGGATATAAAAACCTCCGGCGGCCATGTCTATCCATCCTACATCGACCAGGGCCTGGACGACCCGGCCCATGTCAAGGTTTGAGCCCTCTCCGCAGCCATACAGGTATCGGCTGAGGACATCCAAATCTGCATCGACCACCAGCCCATTCTCATCGGCGTTCTTCATGCCCCAGAACCAGAGGAAGTTCAGTATTCCGAGGGCCTCAAACTTCGAGCACCCTATCGTTTTATACAGGCGGCGGAGCTTTGCCCCGTCTACCTCCTGGTGGACACTTACCCATGCCATCCAATCACCTACCTTCTCGCAGGGGGCTCTGCATCCACCCCGTTCCGAATGGGTTACTCCGCAGACCTTTCCTCATGGCCGGTGTTGTCCGGTTCGGTATCGCAGCTCTCCAGGACCTCCATGACCCGTTCCATGACTTTTGAGTAGGTGGAGACCGGCATACCGTTTGTGCTCTCCAGATTGAACTCAGCCAGAACCGCCTGGACCAGTGCGTTACCATCCTCCTTGCCCAGCTTCTGGTGTACCATTCTGAACAGGGTCTTGCGCTGCTCCTGGCTGATGGGCGTCATGTCGATAGGCTCCTCTCCATTGACCGTGCCCATCTGCTCATACTCGGCATCGGTGTAGCCCTGTTCTGACACCTCCTCGGCCACATACATACCCTCATAGTCCTTGGGGAAGGCCGCCCGGAGCGCCTGGGAGACCGCCACCTTCTCAATCATGGTGCAGGGCTTGGTCTTCCAGTTGGCTTGCCCTTTGTCATACTCCTTCAGGGAGACTTCTTTGAAAACCTCCTCTTCAGATCCGCCGTTTCGGGTGCGGTGGACTCGGCACCAGCCTCCCAGGAGGGTCTCACCCGGATAAAGGCAGGTTCCTTCCTTCTGGATGACCTGCTCTCCACGGAGGACAACGATGCCAGACTTGTGGCCCCGGTAGGCCGGGTTTTCCTCCGCTCGGCGCATATAGGCGTCCTTGCCCACCACCATCTGAGCGGGGTCACTACCGAACTTGATGAGGTACGCCTCGCCCTGGGCGAAGGGGTTCAGCTTCTGGGCCTGGCAGGTCTTCATAAAGAGAATGACCTCTTGGTCCGTGATTTTGTCCGACTGCCCCCGCACCAGGTAGTTCTTGACCGTCTGGAAGTCCAGGTCAACGGTGCCAAGGGAGGTCTCATAGGTGATTTTGGTCAGAGAATTATTCATAGTCAGCCCCTCCTGCTAAATCTCATCTTGGCTACTTCTCGATACACGACGCCGGGGATCTGGATGGAGCCCTTACTGGCCCGGATGAGCCGCATGACCGCAGCCTTGTCCACCGGGCGGATCTCCACGCCGCTGACGGACAGAGGTACGTCCTTGCTGTTGATGCTGACGATCTCCCAATCCTTATAGGCGGACGCGCCATTTGCCTTCGGAGCTCCACCAGGGACGAAAACCATCCGGCTGACATCCTCACTGATTTCGGCGTCCTGGAGAGCTGCCTCAGCACCTGCAGCATCTCCGGCTTTCTCCAGGCGAGCCGCTTCCTCCAGCTTGCGGCGAGACTCTTCCTCGGCAGCCCGCCGAGCAGCCTCCTCCGCCTCCCGGCGCTTGCGCTCCTGCTCCATGGCATAATCACCCATGGTCTTCTTCAGGGTCTTCTCGGCGTTCCGCAGCGGGGTCAGCATTTCCTTCTCCCGGTCGCAGATGGCCTTATGCGCTTTGTAGGCAGAGTCCTTCAGGGGCTTGAAGAAATCCGTGACCTCCGCCGCCTTCTTCTTCAGCAGGACGCCGAACTGACCAGCAGACTCATAATCCTGGTCGCTGCTGATGGTGACCGCCTGGGCCATGGCCTCAATCTCCGAGACCTCGTTCTCCAGTTCCTCTTCTCTGGGGGAGACTGAACTGGGCTTGGGCAGAACAGCAACCACGGTCTCCGGTGCTTCCTGCACAACTGCGTTACTTTTCATCATAGAACCTCCTTACCTGTTCTTGAACTTCTGGATATAGCCATGAACCGTCAGGAGTGCCCCGAACACTCTCCAGGCATCCGGGTCCCTGAGCGGATAGGGCTCATACTTGTAGGTCCCATCTCTCCTTAGGTGGAGGATGGCCTTTCCGTCGAACTGGACGTTGTGGCTCTCAAAGCCTTTGACATAGGCTTCAAGTTGTACCCTCGCCAGCATCTCTTGGAGCTGGGAGGTGGTCTTTACGTCCACCATAACCGCCTTCCCTTTGATAATGCAGGACAGGTCTGCGGTCCCGGCATATCTGAGCGCCTTGTGGTAGAGGCGGCACTCGTTCCCAAGGACCTCCGGCCGCATTTCCTGGACCCATGCCAGAAAGCCGTCGAAATAGCCCCGGTACTCCGGGGCAATGTCCTCGATACCGTACAAGGACCAATTCTCGATGGCGTTATGTACCGCCGTTCCACGGCCGGCGGCCCGTTCCATCACCCACTCATCTACACCGCCGTAAACCTCTGTGCTCAACGGTTTCATTACGGTTGTGACGCTGGGGAGCTCCGCCCCGTTCAGGCGGTAGAGGTGGGTCGCCTCATCAAAGGTAAGCTCCGGGAACTTCGGGATCTCTACCATCGGTCTGCCTCCGCAACACCCTTACGGGCCCCGAACTTCTCTATCAGGATGCCGGAGGCACAATCTGAGAAGCAATCATCGTGGTAGTAGTCTCCGTCCACCTCGAAGAACTCATCTCCGGGAACGATGGACTCGCCACAGTGTTTGCAGGTGTAGACCGCCTGGGGCTCCGGTGCGTTTGGGCAACGGGGATCACACGGGGTTCTCATGCAGACTGAGCACATTCTTGGCACCTCCCATTGATAGCTGCCATAAAGCAGGTTTCGATGATGACATCCTCCAGCAGCAGATCCTTGTACTCCGGCGGGAAGCCCTTGGCCTCCATCTTGCGGTCGGTGAGCTGCTTCGCCTTGTCCAGCAGCTCCTCCGGGATTTGGATGCCGAGCCTTGCCTCAGCCCTTGATACCGCTGACATCATCACCAACCAGCTCCTTCCACTTCTCGTAGTTGTCCATCACATCGTAGCTGTACTGGTTGTAGCCTGGGCTCCCGCTGTTGTAGGCGGTCAGAGCTTCCTGCGTGGGGTATTTCTCCAGGAGCTCCGCCAGGTAATCGCAGCCCACCCTGAAGTTGCCGAACGGGTGCATCAAGTCCGTCACACCAAGGCGTTCCATGCGATCCCAGTGCCATCTTTCCTGAACCTGCATATATCCGCAGGAGGCACCGTCGTCTCCGACTACATTTCTGAAGCCAGTCTCCCTTTCAATGACCGCCAGTGCGAGTGCATAAGGGACGCCGCTCTCCTGGCAAGCGGTGTGAAGGAAGTCTTGCTCCTCATACGACAGCGGAACATCATCCCGGAAATATCCCTGCTCAACCAGGGCCTGCTCGATTTTCTCGGACTCGTTGGGGTCCTCCTCCCAGGTCTGGATGGCAGACGGCTCCAGGCTGTCCAGCTCAATGGCAACGACCGGGATGGGGAGTTGGATTTCCTGTGGCTGCGTATCTTCAGCCGGCACGGTACAGGTCACTACTCCGGTGACCATGACTACGGCTGCGGCCATCACGATGCCGGCGCCACAGTATCTTCTTCTGCGATGCCGCCGCCTTCGGCTGCGACGAACGGGGTAATGTCTATCTTCGGACATCTTCTATACGCCTCCATAAACTGTTCCGGGGTCTTAATCCCGTACTCTTTGAGAATTTCCCACAGCTCCTCAATTCTGCTCATCGCCGTCATCCTCATCGAGATACTTCTGGCAATAGAGCTGGAGTTCGCTGATGAGCTTGCCGACCTCCTCCAGCTTCCGCATGGCCTCCTGCATCTTCGGCCTCTCTGCTTCGCTGATGATGCCGTCCTTGGCGATCTCCGCTATTTCCTGGGTGATGGTGTCCGTGTCGCCATCTACCAGAAGGCGGAGGGCAATCCCTCGAATGTCATCCATCTCGGTAGCCAACTGGTCATTCCGGCAGATGGGACATTCCTTGCAGCAATACCAGTTCAGGAGGGAGGGGTCCTTATACAAGTCCGCCATCCGGCAAACAACATCCACCGGAACCTTGGTAAGCCCCCGCTCATAATCGGCCAAGCTGGACCAGGAAACACCAAGCAGCTCTCCGGCCGCCTCTCTGCTTGTCAGGCGCTCATCATGTTCGGCGGCGTTTTTCCTGGACTCGTAATACCGATTTCCGGCCGCTTTCGTGGGGTAGCGTCCCATTTTGTTTTCCTCCCTTCTGGGGTACAATTTACTCATCGGAAAGCACTGTACCCATACTTACCGTTCCGGTAAGCTGCTGTCAAAAAAAATAGAGTTCACCTGTTCGCTGGTCAGGTCGAGCTCCCTAGCAACGATGATTTTCTCCTCGTCGCTAAACTTCACATCGCCCCGCTCCTTCTTTGCGTAGGAGACCACGGACTTGCCGATGGCGGCTGCCATATCCGCCTTCGTCTTATTCTTACGCTTGCGGGCATATTCAAGTTCGAGCTGGTTCATCGGCTCACCTCCCTTCGTTATCTTCATTCTACTTACCATTACGGTAATTGTCAATAGGTTTTTTATAAATTTGGTCAGTTTAATTTACATTCCGGCAAGTAAGCTATAAAATCGGTAAGTAATCTACTTCTGGAGGTGCCACCATGTATTCCAGAGAAATCTTTGCCCAGCGACTGAAGGATCTGCTCGATAAGCGAGGAATGACACAGCGCTCCTTGGCTGAGAAGCTGAAAACCACCGAGGTCACAGTGTCCCGATATGTCTCCGGGAACCGGACCCCAAATATCGAGACAACCGTGGAGATAGCCGACATACTCGGCGTTTCCCTCAATGACCTGGTGGGGATAGACCCTCCAGCCAAGCAGCGGCCGTCGCCGGACGTTACCGTCCTGGTGTCGTGCTACTCCAAGGCAAGCGCCGATGACCGCAGAGTCATCTGGTCCTTGCTCGACCGCTACATGACGCCGGAGCAGCGGATCGTGGTTCAGTCCATCCAGAATGAAGAAAAAGCCACGGCGGTCTGA